TTAAACTCTTGTTTCAAACCAAAAGAAAATGTCAGATGATGGCAACAATGCATGCACGACACAGAGTGATTGCAATGATAAAGGTTTTTGCGTTGATGAATCTTATTGCCAATGCGATGAAGGATGGTTTGGTGATCACTGTCTGACTAATCTAGCGAAAGAATGGCCTGGGGGTTTCTATAGTTTTCGAGTCACTTTCCTGATTATTTATTCCTTTCTTGCTGCTTTTGTGATATTCAGACTTGCTATGAAAATCCGCAAAGAAAGCAGAAACTTTGGTAAAAAGAAAAGATATATCTTCTTTATTACGATGTGGTCTCCCTTGAACTTGCTCATGCGCATAATCATCTTAATCTGTATGACTCAAATTCTCTGGCTTGCCATCGACCCTTTCGACTATGACAATGTATTCAACCCGTCTGTGGAACGATTCTTGTTTGAAGTCTCATATACTTTCATGAGTATGATCTATGCCGTTGTCTTTGGAGTTTGGTATACAATCTATTTAGAGCTTACAATTCGAGATCCCAGTCAAAAAAAGTATCAATCGAGGGCAATCAAACCGCTCATTCTCGTTGGTGTTGTCTTTATTATGGTGGCTCAGACATTTGTTAGCGTAACTAAAGGATTCAGAAACGACGACTTTCGATACCCGAATCTGATCCTCAGCGTCCTCATATTTATCATAAACGCTTTCTTCATCCTCGGCCTCACATTTTATGGTTATCATCTTTATAAATGTATTAAAGCTCAGGAAAAAGCTTTCACTGCCTTAAGCCCAAATCCTGATAAAATGATGGCATCAGCAGCACCAACCTTGAATCAATTAAAAATGAATCAAGATAGCAACTATAATTCCTCAAGCTCAAGGTCATCATTAAGCAATGTCGTTACAGCGGTTAAAAAGAGAGCCAAGAGCACTGCCGGAAATCGATCTCCAATTGAGGAGCCAAGCGATCTCATTGAGGATCTTCCTTCTGAGCAGCCAATGTTTCAAAAGCTTCGTTCTTGTCCTCCAAAGTCTAAGCATATCCATTTCAAAAAAATCTCCCAACCAATCATCCTTGAAGAGTCTCTTCAAGCCGAGATGGACCAAAAAATTCAAGACCTCGAAGAAGAAAATAAACACGGATTTGTATTTCAAGACCATGAGGATATCCTTCAAACTGAAAAACAAATTCGAAAAATCCAAAAAGTCAGGCAGGATCTTGAGTTCAGAGAGCCTGTTCTCTTTGAACCCAAACTCACAAGAGCCGTCACATTCCATGGAAGTGGAGCTGATTTCCTCAGAGAAAAGAAAATCAGGGACATAGTCAGTCGGGATCAATACTATTTTAAACCCGTCGTCAAAAAGCAACTTGATGAAGAATTGGATGTTGATGCTTCTATCATTATCACTGATACTGAAGGATTTGTATGGGATGTCCCTGATGAAGAAGAAGATCATGAAAGACAAATCCAGGCCTCTATCACAGAAGAAGAAGAAAAAATCGAGTTAAAAAGAGGCATTGAAAGACTCAAGAAAAAGACAGTCTTTCAGAAATTTGCAGACAACGATAAAACTCTTCATGAATCGAGCTCTCTCAGTGAACTCTATATAAAGAGATTAATGGATGATCCCGAATATATTCGACACCATCAACAAGTCATCAAAAGTGATGAAGCTGTCATTAAAAGAATTGTTGGACAAACAGCTGCAGCAATTATTGTGGGAATTATTTCTGCATTGTTAAACTTGATCGTCTATATTTCAACTATCCTGAGCAGTGAGATCGGAGTTCTTTTGTTTATTTGGTTTAATGGCTTCATGACAATATTTTCAATCGTTGCAATCTTAGCTCTTTTTACACTTGTTAAAAGCCAAGAAAAAGAAAATCTTCGTTTAATTTCTCGCATCGGGAAAACCAAAAATAGAATCAGCACTTTCTATGCTTTCGTTTTACCAAATTATCTCAGACAAGATGAGAGTAAGAAGAATCTTGAAAGGTATATTAATTATGTCACAACTGGGAATCCAGATTTTCTCCCACCCCCACCTGCTTACAATCTTCAATAATTTTCTTGTAACCAAATTGAACAATCATAATAATTATAAGTATGTATATTATCATTAAGTAACAATGATTTTATCAGATTCAAAGTATGTATATATAAATCATCATTATGTAATCTGATATCTTATTAAAATCACCAACTCAACTTAAAGCAAACAAAATAAATAAATAAATCTTTAAAATATTAATGCTGTTTTCCTTCATTCAACATTCCTTTTCCTGGAACATAAGTAAAGTCTTTGAATTCTTTTTGATATTTGTTGACAAGTTTCATGTTTGCATTATGTCTCACAGAATTGTAAGCCTCTTCTTTTGTGAATTCAGAATCGAAATTCTCAACATCATAATCTCCAGTAACCTTTGGTTTAAAAGGTGGTGTGACTTTCTTTTCACCCAAAAGGTTCCAGTTCACATTGCTAAACCATTTATGAGCTTTAATCTCTTGTGCTCCCTTAAAACCTAATCTCTCTTCTGGCTTCTTTTTCAATAATTTAGTAATAAAATCTTTTCCATCAGCAGAGATATTCACCTTAGCAGGGAATACAATTTCTTTCTCTCTGATAGCATTAAACACCTTCTGAGTATTTTGTTCTCTGTTATAAAATGGTGGTAATCCTGTCAACATTTCAAAAGCTAAAATCCCGAGAGCCCACCAATCTGCTGGCTGAGAATGTCCTTCTCCTCTAACCATCTCTGGTGAGAGATATTCAGGAGTTCCCACAAAAGAATGAGTCAATTCTCCATCTTTTAATTGTTTTGCCATACCAAAGTCAGTAATGACAAGATGACCATCTTCGTCCATTAAAATATTCTCAGGTTTTAAATCTCTATAAATCACACCAAGCTCATGAAGGTATTCCAAGCCCAATAAAATCTCAGCCACATAAAACTTTGCTCTTTCTTCATCAAATCTTTTCGAAATTCGAAGATGTTGGAACAATTCTCCGCCCTTCATGAATTTCATAACGAAAAACACTTTATCAGGTGTCTGGAAAGCGTATTCTAAACTGACCAGGAATGGACATTTGCTTTTTTCCAAGACATATCTCTCGGTTTTCGTGTGCTCAATTTGATCCTTGTCAATAATTTCTTCCTTGTGCATTGATTTTAATGCAAACACTTGCTTTGTATCTTTCTTTTGAACCAACATAACTTTTCCGAATGCACCTCTACCAAGAACTTTTAAAATTTCAAAGTCTTCCAGGGTTGCCCTGTTTTCAGACAGATTCTTTGTAAAGACGACTTGGGTATTTGCCTTCATCTTTTCTCTTTTTTTGGCGTTCTCTTGGATTTTTTTGTAGAGAGATACTTCATCCATCAGTGCTGCTCCATCTTTAGGCATTCTTATGACTCCTTTCTTCTTATCATCTTCAGTTGTTGTGTAATCGATCAAATTCACATCATCCTTGAAAAAGAAGGGAAGGGGTTTATTTCGGACATTCAAGCAGTAAGCTTTGCAAATCATAGAGAGAATTCGATCTCTTTTATCTGGTGACCCATATCTGTAGTCATATTCGTCTCTCACGTGGATCACAAACTCGGAGCTGAGCTCACTAACCGTGATGCATGCGACATTTACAATATCAATCCTTCTTCTAATCGCGTAGCTTGAGTTGAACACTGAAATTATGTTTGCAAAAAACTCCTGTTTATTGATATTATAAATAGCCTTGTTTGTGATCAGCAAGCTTCTCTCCTGTCTTTTAAGTCTCTTGTTGTATTTGTATACAATGCAGGACAACAACACAAATTCGTCTGATGCCAGATTCTTTTTTATGCCAGAGTCTGATCTAAACTCCAACTCGTCATACTCATCATTTGGTACTGTCTCGGACGGTTCAGCCATACTTGTGAGGCACTTTTCGATTAACTGCCAAGCGCGAACATCGTGCAACAACTTGAGTACTCCTTGAAGCGTTGGCGTGCTTAACGAGTCCCCCGTACCCTTCGAAACTCTAATCACCGGCCAGGGGTCAGAGAGTCTCTCATATACTCCAATAGTCCAGGGTGAGGTTATTGGAGATGCCCTAAGGCATATCAAACACAAGAGTGTTTCACGCCATGTTTAACGTCTTGCGATCATCAGTGATAAGACGATCAGAGGACCAGCTGCCTTAGACAGTCAGGCGGCCAGCGAGGGAGTCCGGGATGCGCGGCTGGTCCTCTGATATAATACTTTCATGTTTCGTAATTATTCACGGATAGTTCGCACCATGTACTCGTTGGTCATCTTGATGACGTTACCTAACTTAGTAGCCGCGTTGATGCGCTGGCAGAACTCTTTGAGGATCGGTCCACCGGACTGGGATTTACAGTTGAAGGTCAGTTGGATCATGCCGGCGAAGATACGGACTTCGATAAGCGGCACCGGCAGCAGGGTGGCTTGGATCACCTTGCCGTCGATATCGGTACGATATAGCACGTAATGGTAATCGAGATCACGAGTGCTATCAAGTACGACTTGGTTGATGCCGTAGAGGGCTTGCCGTATCGCATCACGATCGGCAGTGTCGGTGTCGTTAAACACTACGCTGATACTTCCGCCAGTATCCTCACCACCAACCGAGACTACCTGCATACGCAGCAGGGCGTTAATGACATCACGATTGGCTTTGAGGTGATCCATGCTCGAGTCGAACTGTAACGCAGTGATCGCTAAGCTCGTGTCCACGCGGCGTGGTACGTTCTGTTCCTTGATGACGATCTCGACTTTACTGCCATCAAGGCTAGTCCAGTTACGGATATCCTCGCCAACGAGGTTGCGCTCTGCACGCAGATCCTCGCTGGTGATCTTAACCTCGTGACCGTACTCCTGCATCAGAGCACGCTCGATGATTGCCATGACGTGACTTTTACCGACGCCGGTCGAACCTTTAACGATGACTTCGAGCTTTTCCATTGGCTGCGATCTCTCTTTTGATGTATGACCATTTGTTCATGATGCCCGCCGCAGCGCCGAGCGCTACGTCATGACAATCATTGTATTCAAACGCTACCTCCCTGAGACCAGGTCGTAGGGCTCCGACCTGCTTGTCGTCACGCTTAGCTTCGAGGACGACACAGTAGACCTCGTGTTTGACGAGGTGCGCCACGTACCGGGCAGCGTCACGCCACAGCTTGTTAGGGACATCATGGCAGGTCATCTTACGGACCTCATTGAGATAACCCTCAACCTTTAAGATGAGGACGTATTCGTCGCCAAGGAGTCGAAGTAAGTCTCGAGGTATTTGATGCCGCACACAGTCCAGCAGAAATGCTTCCAGTTCCATGACGACCTCCGTTTATTCATTACATAGCCGTCATTGTTAAATGTATACGAACGGCATAAAGACCCGGCCGAAGCCGGGCATCTTGATCTTCATGTTGCCCGTCGTTGTACATGCGCATCCGGCTAGAGGCAGCGAACCGCCCGATAGGTTTCAGCTACAAGCATTGATAGGCGCGTTCAGCCTCAGGAAGAACGCTAAGGGGTGGCGTTGCCGCCATTGGGGTTCCATTCCTCAGGGAGCTGGACGAAACGGACGTCCTTACTGTGAGTTCAAGATCTAAATTGTGAAAGAGCTCAGAGAACAACTTGTGAGGGCATTCTCTACATAGTATATTGACATCATCCGTAAGTATTCACGCAAAAAAAAAAGAAAGTAGCACAGCCCGGCTTTCGCCGGGCTGTATGCTGTCAGTCTTTGCGACGTCTGAAGGATGTGATTGCTTTCTTGATGTAGGAGAGGTTCTTGATCTCGGAATACGGGACCGAGTTCTGCCGACAGAAATCTCTGTAGGCGATCAACTCCTCCATCTTCGAAAGCTGCACGTAGTGACTGATCTCACCATCGGGTAGATAGTGGCGGATATAGATCATGTCGTCCTTGTGCTTACTTGGGTCAGCAGCTTCCCAGATGAGTCGCTCCTTACCGTGGATCGTATCTACGAAGAGGTGGACGACAGTGCCGTCCTCATCCCCGTAGTGATCCTGACTGTGCTTGATGTACGGCTGTGTCACGTAACTACCTCGTAGACTTTGTTGTACAGATCACGGATCTCCTTGAGGACCCGATCGCGATCACCTTTGTAGTCATGCGAGATGATTGTCTGCATGAGCCACGCTTCTGCCGCAGTGAGCTTGCGCTCGATATCTGCGATCTTCTCCAGGATCTTCTTGTGAAGAAACTCGATCTCCTCATCGATCTTCTTCTTATCCGCCTCGGTCCGAGGAGTTGGTTTGTATCGCTGGTAAGCTGCGTAACCTCCACCAGTGATCACGCCAGCTGCTATCAGAGCGGCTACTAACTTTGCTGCGTTCACGGTTACCTCCTAGCCTACATTAGGCATGACGATAAGTTTGATGACCTTCAGCTGATCCTGGATGCTCTCCAGTTCGGTAGGCGACAATTTGTCGAGTTCGCCCGTGGTGCTCTGGACAGTCAGCTTAGCAAGGAAATCTACCTGGACATCGCTCAGCAAACCGCTGCCATTCAGGTTGACGAACAGGCTGATCATCTGAAGATCCACAATGATCGAAGTGACTTTCATCTTGGCGAGAGTTCTGTCTTCGCTTTCCTTTGTAGCTTTGATGGACTTGTAGGCTGCGTAACCCAGACCACCAACGATTGCACCCAGAGCAGCGATACGGACGATATTACCAAAGTTCATTGCGCGACCTCCTCGGTCATTGAGATTGTTCATCGCGACAATGTGTGACTGAAAAATAGTTAAATGCGGCATATACCCCACCACCGGCGGAGCGACCGGTGGTGGGGATCTATGTTGGTTCACACTTGGGGCTGAGTGGTCACCCCACAGAGTTCGGCTTGTCCTCACGACGCTGAACTCTGCAGGCTGTGCACTCTAGGCACTAGCTAGACTCCGACGGACCCGCGACCGTCGTAGCCTAAGGTCGGAGAGGACTCCCGACCACGGTGATCCAACGATGGGAGTGTGCACACCGTTGGATTAAACTGAATCCATTCGCCCGAAATAATTCAGTCTAACATATAATACATCACATGTCACCAGTTGAACATCTTACTCCTCTCCGATGCATTAGCCTCGACAGTGTATTCGTCGAAAGGCTTGGCATTTGCGTATGCACGTTTAGCTGTAGGGAGGAACCCTGCGGCTTTGTATGCGCGGATGCTTGAAGCATTCTTCGGTTCGATCCAGGCTCTCATGCGCTTACCTTGACGAAATGCGCGAATGAAGTCTGCTGCCACACCTTTACCCCGATATTCGGGGAGGATGTAAATAGAGCCTGTCCGCCAGTAGCCGTCCGGCTCTTGGAATGGTACAGAGAATCCCACGACCTTCCCCTCGAAGTACAAGGGTTCGATATTTTCCATGTGGTTCTTAAGTGCGGCAGGGCCTAAGAATGGATCCTTCAAGGCTTTGTCCACGAGCGCTTTAAGCTCAGGTGTTATAGTCGCCATGATCCTACTCTCAATATACTTGACCATACGATAAGTTTTAACGAACACCCCCTATACAAAAAAAGAAAGCACACCAGGGCCTTGCGGCCCTGATGTGTTTAGTCTTACTTGATCACGCTAAGAGTCGGTGGGTGCGAACTCTTTCGGAACCATGCTGTCCACGCCGCTTTGAAGGACGGAAATCGGTCCTTGGTTACCTTACGGCCAAAGCGGTCAGTCAGCACATAACCAGCATCATCCAGTTGGTTGAGCAACCAGGCGACACCATGACTCGCGCCAGCATTATAAATGTTCACTTCTTCTGGCGTGTCGATGATTTCGGTGATGTTATCGCCGACGTCTGCGATCTTACCTCGGAAGCCGTGAACAAGCGCAGCCGCAGACTCTGCTCGGTAAGCGTCCCACATGAGTTCTTCAAGCGGAGATTTCATCAGTCTTCCTCAGAATCGACTTGATCAGTGGTGGTCAGATGGGTTAGCCAGCGGCAAAGATTGTGCTGCACATCTTCGTCACTCAACTGACTGGTCAGACGACCGGTCATACACATCGGAATGCTGATGGTCGGCATCAGGCCGCGATCGATCAGGTGGACATTCATCACCCCATGTCGAGTACAGTTCACCGATACGCCAGTGATGTATTCGGCGAACTCGCAGATTGCGTTACGCATCTCTTCCATGAGACGCTCCATGACCTTCTGTGCGATCTCATCACCGTAAGGGACGCCGATGGTATCCATCAAGGTGGTGAAATGCGGGATGAAAGTCGCGCCGTTATACACGACGTTGAGCGTGTCGAGGTTGAGTTCGGACATCGTCGACAGAGTCGCGCGGTAGATGCGGTTGAGGATGTGTCGATATTCCGGATCCGAAGCTTCGATAGTTTCATCGAACGACTTCACGATGATCTCCGGCCCGAAGGTGGTTGGGATGCCACTGAAAATCCTGACCAACTCACCGAACGTAACGTAACCGTCCGAAGCGAACTGCGTATCGCGACTGAGCCTGTCGAGGAACATGACGTGACTGAGTGGTCGAGTTTCCGTCGCGTAACTCATCTGCTCCAAGGTATCATGAGGAGCTGCGTCGAGGTCGAACTCTTTCGCAACACCGTCGTATGCCCGCAGGATCTCGTCCAGCCATTCTCTCGAAGACTCGGTGAGTACCGGCACCAGTCGCACCGTAGTCGGAACGCCAGTCAGGTTGAGTGCAGGGCTACCTATCCGAGTGTGTGCTCCTAACACCGCCTCGGAGATCGTACGGTTGATGAGGTCGCCCGGACGAAGGCTGTAGAGTCTCTCATCGATGCGATGAGTCGGCGGGACGACGTGGTCATCAGTGATCGTCTGCACGAGAGGACCATGCGGTGTGTTGAGCTGACGATAGGTAGTCACGCGGTCGAAGTACAGCTTGGCATCGTGATCGACCAACCCACCCATGCTGACGACACTGGCGTCTTCAGTGAAGCCCGTAACGACAGCAGTCTGCTTACCGAACCCTGGACCACCGACATTGCTCTCCATGGTCAGGGTGAACGCGTAGCGCGGTTGATCGTTGCCGCCCGGGATGGTGACTTCCCGCCCGTCGCGCAATGAGATCGACAGAGCGTCGTCGATCAGTTCGTCACGTTGGATATGACAACGCATACCTGGAGTGAGAATCGGATAAGCGACCAGCTTTGGAACTGGGCTCAGCTGGCGGAAGTTGATGGAGACAGCATCGTAGGTTTCGATCTGAATATGCATTATAAAGCTCCGGCATAAGTGGGGCGGTTTCCCGCCCCTAATTAGATTACATGTTGTCGATCAGGCGGCGTTGTTCGGCGAGCTCATCGCCGAATACATCAAGATACATTTTCGGATATCGCGCATAGCCAGCCGCTGCACCAAACTTCTCTTTGATGTGCTCGATCGCAGGCTTCATCGCTTCGTTGCGACTCATCCCTTGATTCATGCGATACAGCACAGCGCGTTCAACCATCAAACCGATGTTCCCTGGTAACTCTCGATCAGCTGAAGCCATCAGCTCCGCGAACATACTCGGATACCCGCCCTCGTACGACGCTCGGTGATACTGACATCCAAGCGCCACCTGTTCTCGATCGGTGATATCCAACTCAGTGATCATCTTGTAATCAGTGCTGCGCACCCACTCAGCGCTCAGCAGATGGTGGTTGTGTCGCTGATGAGCAAACATATCGTGGAAGTGCGCGACCAGCATGATCAGCTTGGGATCATACCCCAACCCTAACCGATCGTTGATTACATTCCCGCACAATTCAACCCGAGTGAAATGATCTACTCGATGCGCTTTGTCATTGACTTCCCACGCCTTGGTGAAGTCTTCGATAACCTTGTTTCTTAATTCATCAAGCATTGCGTTATCCTTTCGGATGTTGTTGTTCATGACTACAATGTAGTATTCAAATTCGTTTGACTGCGCGATACCAATTTTATGTCAACTCTTTCTTTCACCACAGATAAATTCGGAGTCATCTATGTTTGCAGGAATCAAAAGAAGGCTGGGACTGGTGGAAGTCACCACCACCCCGACCTATATCGTGGTGGAAGGATTCAGTACCTTATCGTTCACCAAGGACATGTATCGCGTATGGGGTAACAACACCATCGCCAAGTACATGTTCTCTCAAGTACGGTCGAGCGAATTCAAGCTGCGACACTTCTTCGGCCTCGACTTCCTCTACATCTGCCGTCGCCTCTACGACGAGAAATACACCAGCATGCCAAAGCGTATCCTGGGTAAGATCATCGAGGAGCTCGAAGAGAAGACCTGGCTCGGCCAAGTCGGTAAGGACATCACTCCGATCACTGACATCAGTGTAGCCGACAAGACCGTAAGCTTCACCCTGAAGCCATTCCAGCGTGAGTTCGTGGAAGTGTTCGGGAAGATGGTCCCAGCCTACCGTCTGAAGGGCTACATGCTCGATGCAGGTGCAGGTACCGGTAAGACCGTCACAGACCTCGTTATCGCAGCGTCCCTGCATGCCAACAAGGTAATCATCGTCACGCCAAAGAACGCCGCAGAGCGCGTCTGGGAAGCTACCATCAAGGACATCGTCCTGAAGAAGCAACCCTACTGGCTGTCGGTGGGTAACAAGCCGCCTAGCGTCAACGACTACTACTTCATCTGCCACTACGAGTCGCTCGAGCAGATGCTGGCGTTTGTCAAGGCAAACCCACAGGCGTTCAAGAACACTTTCGTCATCCTTGACGAGTCGCACAACTTCAACCGCATCGCATCGGACCGTACCCAGTTCTTCATCGAGCTGTGCAACCTCCCTCAGGTTACCTACAACCTCTGGGCTTCTGGTACCCCGATCCAGGCGCTGGGCACTGAGTGCATCCCGTTCCTGAAGTGTGTTGACCCGCTGTTTGACAGCTACTGCGAAGAAGCCTTCCGTAAGATCTACGGTCGTGACGCTAAGCGCGCTAACGACATCCTGCGTAACCGCATCGGTCACCTCAAGTATCACGTACCTCAACAGGACGTGGTCCATACCGAGGTTATCGTTGAGACCGTCAAAGTCTCGATGCCTAACGCGAAGGATTACACCCTCGAGAACATCGGTAAGCTGCTGCGTGAGTTCATCGACAAGCGTCGTGAGCATTACGCCAAACACCGACTGGACTATGTCAAGTTCTACGAGGATGGCCTGAAGGTCTTCAAGCAGACGCTCAAGACTGACCAGCAGAAGCGTCAGTTCGAAGCGTACCAGTCTGCATTCAAAGTCATCGCCGGTCGTTTTGATCCGCAGACGATGAAGGCTGAAGCACAGCTCTGTAACCAGTACGAGCTCAAGACCATCATCCCGGTCCTGAACAATCCGCTGAAGAACAACTTCAAAGGTGCTCGTTCGGTTATCAAGTACGTCGACCTCAAGATCATGGGCGAGGCACTCGGCACCATCGTTGGCGGTATGCGCTCGAAGTGTCACGTCGAGATGGTCAAGCACATCGACTTCAACAAGTACATCGACGACGCTGAGAAGAAGACGCTGATCTTCACCAGCTACGTCGAGGTCCTCGAGTCGGTGGCTGATATCGTCGACAGCAACGGCTATAAGTCTGGGCGCGTCTACGGCGCTACCAACAAAGACTTGGCATCGATCGTGGGTCAGTTCTACAAAGACGAAGACCTCAATCCGCTGTGCGCTACCTACCAGTCACTCTCGACTGCGGTACCTCTCACTGCGGCCAACACGATCCTCATGATCAACCAGCCGTTCCGTGACGCTATCCGTACACAGACCATCGCTCGTGCAAACCGTCTTGGTCAGGACAAGAACGTCTACGTGTTCGACTTCCTGCTCGACACTGGCGACATGCCGAACATCTCGACGCGCAGTAATGACATCCTGCTCTGGAGTCAGAACCAAGTGTCGCAGATCCTTGGCGTGAATAACGTCGACGTGGATACGCTGGCATTGGAATCCGCGTCCGTTGATGAGTACTCGACTGAGGTGTTCGATCTGCTTGTCGACGCTGGTGACCTGCTCGCACAAATCCTCGGTATTGACAAGTTCCTTGACCGCATCGGGGCTCGTACGAACTTGACTAACCAAGGCCGGACAGGTTGGGGTAACGAAGCTTACTCGAAAGAGAGTGTGGGCTTTGATGTCCCGCATTACCTGTACCACGGCTCGATGTATAAGCAGGGCGAACTCATGCCTGGCTTCCAGCGCTCCGGTGAGCTGGTTCGTTGGGATGGCGTGGAGTCGAACGAGTGGCTGTACGCAACCACCGATCGTGAAGATGCGATCATGTTGGGGATTGGCTCGGCTCTTGAGAAAGAGTTCCGTGTCGATCGATATTCGTACGATGCCAAGACTCGTAAGCTGGTCATTACCTCGCCGGACAACATCACTCCCGCTGACGTCAGAAAGGCCCAGGTCTTCCTGTACACCATCAAGGGTGAGAACTCTGACGAGTGGCTGCCGAACTTCAATCAGCAGAACGGCATCGAGAACGAGTATAAGACCCAGAACACTATCGATGAATCGATCATCAAGACCGAGCAAGTCGATATCAGTAAGGTGCTCGCCAACTACCGTCTCGAGATCGTCAAGTCGAAAGCGGAATACTCGACCGAAAGCTTCTCGCAGGTGATGAGTAACCTGAAGAAGATGATCTTCGGCGATAATCGCGAAGACAAGAAGAAACACCTACCGACTAAACCTTGGATGAGCACCAAGGAAATTAAAGCGCTGCTTGAATACATCGATGATTACTTCGGCAACGATTCCTGGCTGTCTAAACAACAGTTCAACGTCGACGTCCCAAGTAACGGCATCATCCAGGCGTTGTCGTACGACGGTAAGTTCACGACCACCAATCCGATGTCGGCTATCAATGGTCATCTCAATGACTACAAGACGAAGGCTGCCAAGTTTGCGTCCCAACTCAAAGAGATGGACAGTGCGGTGCAGCGGGTTTACGGCAAGTATGAGAAACCACTCATCGCCGCTGCCAAGGCTGATCAGCACGACAAGTTTGAAGAGCTGATCAGAGAAGCGGTCAAGGCCTACGACGACATCCCGGTGCCGATGGCCAAGATGACTCCCGTCAAGGTGATCGGCAGTGTCGAGGTCTACTTCGACAAGAACGACCGCTGGATGTTTGGCGGTAACGTTGAGGGTAAGGAAACTGAGGTCAAGTCCCCTGCCCGCATTCCGGCACTCGATCGCAACGGCTTTATCGCTGCGGTTAAGATCATCCGCGAGTGCTTGAAGATGCGCGAAAGCAGTGACTTCTATCAGTCATGGCTGGACTTCGAAGATGGTAGTGATTTCTCGAATGTAATCCATGAGTACGACGAAATGCTGTACATGGATTACTACGATCAATACTACCACCAGACCGTAGGGCAAGCCATCGTCGAAGGGTTCCCTGATTCTTCCTCTGTTGGTGGTGATGTCATCATTGCGTTGATGGCCTGGATGGAACGCAGTATCAAGTAATATAGGGGCGGACTACGGTCCGCCAACCTTAACAACAGCGAGTATCAACATGCAAACTCTCCTGAGCGATATCCTGAATACCTACGGCGTCGAGTCGGGTCTGATCACTCCAGAACCCGCCGTTGTCGAGATCCCGCCTGATGACAACGACACCATCGACGGCGACCTGTCTCAGCTGATCGAGCACAGCGCTAACGAGATCGATCGCGGCGTGGCGCTGGTGCAGTCGCTCGACTCGATGTCCGAGCGAGTGGAAGCTGGCGACATCACCGAAGCTGCGATGGAAAGCTATCGCTTCAACTTGGAATGTTTGCTGCGCTCCAGCGGCCTGGGTATCCCGGTTGACCTGATTGCCCCTTCGTTCGAAGCGGCGGAAGCCGACAAGAAGACCGTGGGTCAGAAAGTCAAAGGCGCCATCGACGCTGCCATCAAATGGATCCGCGAAAAGGTCAAGGCGCTGCTTGCCCTGTTCACTCGCGGTAGCGCCAAGACCAAAGCCAAGGCCGAAGAAGCGAAGAAGGCCGAGGAAGACGCAAAAGCGTACGCGAAGAAGTACTCCGACGATGGCATCAAGCGCCTGGCTTCTGACGGCTTCGCCGAGAAGTACAAATCGCAGGAAGGTTCGGGCGTCAAGGTCAAGTCGATGAAGCGCCTGCCGGGCTGGATGGTCAAAGGCGACCAGATCAACTGGGGTGAGCTGGACAAGATCATCGCCGTTTGCAATGGCACTCAGGTCAAGAACCTGATGCAGGGCGAAGTGAAGGGCGGTACTCCTGATCACTTCCGGACCGAGATCGGCCACATCATGGCCTCGTTCCCAGCCAACGGCAATGGCGACGACAACAAGCAAGAGTACGAAGTGGATATTCCGAAAATCGCGGAGTACATCGGCAAGTTCACCGCGTGCATCGTCAGCATCCACGGCCAGTCCGAAGACCTGCAAGGTACCATCAAAGGGATGGAGAAACGCATCGCGCGCTTCGAGTCCCAAGGTCGCGAGATGAAGCCTGAGGAGAAGAAGCAAATCCTGGACGACATCCAGGTATTCAGCATGGCAGTTGCTGCCGCTGACCGCATCATCATGCGCCCAGCGTTGGTACTGAAATGGCTGAAGGGCATCCTCGCCTAAAAAAAACAGCATAAGGCCCCGGCAAACGCCGGGGCTCTATGTCGTCAATTCAGAAGTAACCAACTAGGCCGATCCTTCCGGAACTTACGTTCTTCTTTCTTCGCCTCACTCACATCTACGGCAGGGTAGAACCTCACCTTGATGTCCTCCCTCGGCCCATAGACGCGCTGCAACCTAGGACAGTTCATCTTGCCGTCTTCCAGATCACGCTTGATCTTGAGTAAGGCGGTTTGCATCTGAGTGGACGTACCGGTGTAGACCTTTCCGGTATCGACCATCTCGATAACGAAGAAGCCCGGCACATCCATGTCTGTCTTTAGGTGCAGCTTTCTCATCTAATCCTCTCTATACAGCAAACTTCTCAGAGGTGGTCGAGAAGTTACGTTTGGCGAAGAGGCGAACACCGGCGTAGAAGATCCATGCCCGCCATTTAGCGATACCCTCAGCCCGTAGAGCGCGATAGAAGATCTGATCACACTCCTTACGGGTTGGGTAATAGAACCGACCAGGCTCCACCTCAATCCCGTACCCGCTATACAGCCAGTCGTGGATGGTGGCGCTCTTGTCCCCGTAACTCATGAGCAGAGCGTAGAACAAGAACGTGAGGATGTTGTACAGGGCATCGATCGAAGCGTAGTCGGTAACGAAACCTTTCCTCGCAGTGATGAGACCCAGACCACTCTGGTCGTTGAAGCTGAAGTCATCGAGGAGCAGATTTTCCTGACGACTCAGTTGACGTGTGTCGAAGTTACTGAACAGCTTAGCCATGGTGATGATCCGTCAATGCCCTATAGTGGGCATACGAATATCACCGGAAGTCAGGATGTGGGGTGTTTTCCTTCTTCCGGTCCATGACCCAACAGAACCAAAGGAACCCGACGAGAACGGTACAGATCGCCGAAACTATAACGGCTACAAACCACCATGGGGTACTGGTGACGTTAGGGTCGAACTTATAGCGCACTACGTTGATGTCGTAAACGATCCCACGTTTACCTGACTTGTACGTCTGATAGACACCGCCGCTTATCGGATGTTCGAAGCCCGCTTTGGTCTTCTTATCGACGAAGTAGCCCATCCAGTTTTCTTCTAGATGACTCTTGGAACCGCTCAAGTAGCTCCACGCTTGAGTCAGTTCCGCGGAGCGCACAACCCGTTCGGTCGGATAACTTGATTTACCGTCGGCGTAATTAGTCAGCCAGATGAACCCAACGAGCAGAATCGCATAAATGCAGTCCACCCAATACATCTTTTTATTCTTCCCAAGCATGGTAGTCTCCTTGTAGTTATAGCACAGGGCGGTTTTGTAACAAAAAAAAAGAGGGCGGTTTCCCGCCCCTAAAGGGGATGTCCAGTCTGACCTTTCGGTCGCTAAAGTACTTGGCCTTGACGGCCGAGTTCATTCACTACGAATTTGTAGATGTCACCCTGCATACCCAACAGCTCCTTACGGCGCATGTCGATGTAGTCGACTTGAACGTGCGGACTCGTGCCGAAACGTTTCAACGCATCGGCTTTATAGCTCAACTCCTGTGCCTCTTCGAGCAAGTTGTTGAAGAACTCGTCCGGGTCCTCGTCATCTACGTCACCTCGGTAGTGACTTATCTTGAATAACTCTGCCATCACATTTTCCTTTATGCTGCCAAGGCGGCTTCGGCCTCATCGATCTTTGCAGACCAGTGGTTAGCTTCGTCAGAGTTAACGCCGTGGTTACGCATGGCGCGTTCGAACAGCTTCTCAGCCATCCGCTTTTCCCTCAGGAGGGAATCGGTGACTTCGTTGCTGCGGGTGTTACCAAACAGGAAATTAAGCATCGCGATTACCTCCTTCGGTGTTATGCGATTGGTGTTCCTTGAGCCGTCATGTTGCACAACTCACGCTGAGTATGTATGACTGAAATTCTTTTTAATGCGATTTCAGGCACGCTGCCGATGCTGGCAAGTATTGAGATGGACTAACTGTTTCTCGAGCAGTATATCGATGGAGTCAGAAATCTCGCGCATCTTACCCATGACCTCGCGGATACGATCGGTAATCTCGGTCGTATCTTCGTGGCGCATTTGCATTTCCTGACGTTCAGTCGACAACTGCCCGTATTTAGCATCCAGAGCCAAACGACGACTACGCAGGTCCGCTACGGCACGGCCGTAGTCTACGCTTTGTTGTACGAAGTCTTCGTCGTAGCTGACTACCTGGTTAACATGTGACATAGATAAAGCTCACTCTCATCTGTAGTGGTTTGGTTAAGTGCGAATTCCAGATTGTGCTCAAAGTAGGCGTGTTCAGGAATCGCATCTGCGATGCAGCTGTACTTAAAGCACAGCCTGTCCTCTAATCGGACGATCTTGATTTGCTCGCTGTCTCCAGCCTTGCGGAAGTAGTACCAGCGTCTGAAGCGTTGTGCAGCAGTGATGCACTTCGCGATAGCGAGAGCGTCAACATCCAGCAGCTTCATCAGAAGGACGCCTTCTGAAACGGTTGTTGGCTTTCCAGCGACTTGGGGCTCGAGCACTTTGTCGCTTACAGTCCAATGACCGCACCGCCAAATGAAACAATTATCTTCCTTGTCCGCATACTTCGGCAAAGGTCCTAGGCTCTCTGCAGCGGCGGCATTATGTGTTATCACATGGTAGAACATAGGGCCACCTATTATCACGGTTCATCCTGTCGATTATGTATGACCGAATAAACTTTAACAGCATATAGGCCGGGGATTACCCGGCCTATATGTCATTTGCAAACGCCTTCCTTACAGGTGAGGATGTTGACCTCATCTTTCTTGAGGGCGTTGTAGTTGCGCGTATTATCCAAGCGGATGTTGCACGCACCCACCAGACCGATCTGTTTGATGTACAGACCGCTCCAGAAGTCCACCTGCTCCTGGAGAGACATCTGACGGTATTCATCAGGTTCTGCCGGAGAGAGTACCGGACAGTCTTTCAACCACCGATCGTCGATGACAGCGTACTTGGTGACGGTACGCTCTACGATGACCTCTTTGACCTTGGGAGCACAACCTGTGATCAAGATCGAGAAACACGCTACGGACAGAATCCTGAACACTTGCTACTTCTCCTTAGGCTCACACCGCGGGTCGGATGGAGCTACCTTGCAGTAAGCCTGCCATGTGATTTCGATCTCTACCGGGATACCCCTGAAGGTATTCGGATTCGATCCGTTGGACTGATCAGCCAGTTTGCTTTCCAGTTTCTTCCGTTCAGCCACCGCTTTGGCTAGCTTGACGCCTAACTCATCAACCGAGCCCAGCAGATCAGTGGTTTGCTGATCGATTGCTTCCTCGGTCTTCCTGCGGTCCTCATCGTCCTTGACGCGTCTGATGAGTTCCTGGTTGACACTGGCGTTGATCTCGAGCAAGTTGGCGACCTTCGCCTTTTCCTCAGCCAACTCCGTGGTCATGTTGCGGTAGGTATCCACCGCATAGCCGATGCCGAAATAGGCACCGCCCAGTACCGCCGCAAGTAAGAGTAGCCAGACCCACTTGGGAATCAGTTCCAACTTCATGACGTTACCTCACTGTTCGATGACGAGCTTACCGTACTGTTCGCATACCAGCCTGTGGCCTTGCGAATCCAGCAGAGGGTGGACAAACGTGTTGCCCCGCAGCTGGTAATCGAGAGCAGCCATTTCAGCGATCAGAGACGGTGGTACGTCCCATGGCGCTTTCATGGCTTTAATCTGCTCTTCAGTAGGTTCGAGGTGAACGTCGATGCGATGGTTCAGTTCCAGTGGTCCTGCCTTGTACAAGCGGCAGAGGATCATTGGCGGCTGTGGTTCGAACATCTTGTCGCTGTCGATCCGAATACTAAACAGATAACCATCGATCTCACGAACGACCTCAGCCACCACCGCCAGTACGTGCTTCGACCGGAACTGTCGTGGCGCCTGGTTGAAGGTGACGTTGCCGATCCACGGCAGGTCGGAGTAATGGACGTCTTCAAGATCTGGGATATCCTCTAAGCTACCTGCTGCCGTCTTCTTCTCTTGCCTGACTACACGAATGCGGCGGCGCATCACGTCGGACTTATTGTCGGGCAGACCCCAGTAAGAAATCTCTGCAGACTTCTTCTTGCGCAGCACTTCGAACACACTGCTGTTCGCGATGGCGATTTCACGGTGACCGGCGGTTTCCTCTACGGGAATATAGATCACCTTGATCGCTGTTTTCTTTGCTGCCTGCAACATATTCATGCCCCATACTCCTAAAGCAGCCTTAAGTCAGGCTGCTGTTGTAATGTTCCGCAATAGCGGTTGGTGAAAATTCTGTTCCCCACGCCTTGAAGATGACGAGCACTGTGTCGTCGGTGGCGGTCTCGATGGTCACGATCCTACACTCAAGCTTGAAGGCGATTTCTTGCAGCAGTTGCAACAGACCCGCGGAGGGTCCGCCGAACAGACTATTAGTGTTCGGAATCGGAGCTACTGGAAAGAACATGGCGACATGTGGATCGCCATAGAACTCGTAGCCGTCGACATGCGTGACTTCGATCGTACGAACGCTGAGTCCGCCTTGGAAGTCCATCGAGTTGTTGCTGACCTTCCACTCTAGATTCGGCTTGTTGAGCAAGTCCCGGATCATCGTGTAGACAGGCTCTGACAGATGGTTGAAAGTACCCTTACTCCAGCCGTAAGCCAGGAACTGAGGAGAGGTTTCTTGCTCCTCCCCATCGATACCTATCCGTGCCATAATCAGCGGGCGCTGTACCCGCTTGATTGCAGGTTCAGGTTCTGGTTCCGGAGGTACGGTTGGGAGAAACGTCACAGTGGCTCGGAACAATGGACGGTTAAGGAGCCTGGTCGCGGTAGCCCAGATGTCTTTCAATGCTTTCATAGCGATGTGCCACCTTACAGTAGAGATCAGTCGAAGCCGTCGAACGCATCGCCCAGACCATCCATCGCTTCGCCAACGCCGCCCGGTGCGTAAGCGATGACGGCGATGATGATATCAATCACGATCATGATGGTAATCGCGATCCACGACCATTCGCGGATGTGGTGCGTGCCGAGGATGAACCCTTCGACCAGGAAGACGATTGCCCAGGCGAACAATACGCTTAACAGTTTCATTTGTGCTCCTTACGGATAGGCACTACCTTTCCAGGCGCTGGCGACACTGACTTGAGGTGTTTGTTCTCACGCTTCAGGCGCTGAAACTCGTTGTAATCGTCGATCGACTGTTGGCGACGATGGTCGAAGAAGACGAACGCCAAGCCAATCACCCAGAGTAGGGCGAGCGTCATCTTCCCGAACCCATCCCACTGACTGATGTCGGGAGTGGCTGCGACAAACATGCCGATCACGTAGGTGATCGCAGTGACCGATAAAGCGTAGATGAAATGTTTCATAGCTAACACGCCAAGGCTTGTTGGTTTAATTGTGCCATCGCAGCGACATAGCGCTGCGATTGGTCGAGGGTCATGGCCACCGTATCCAGATTGATCGTAACCATAAACTCTCGAGTTATAGGCGAATACTCGACTAAGACCTTGCGCATACCGCAGTAACGCTTGACGGCATTGCGCAGTTGGTCAGTGACGCGTTTGAAGCACAGAGAATCAGCACCCAGCCTGAACTTGCGTTCTACCTGACCTGTCTTACTGCACAGGTTGATCGATACGTCAATGCAAGCGTTGATTTCACTGTCGAGTCGTTCAGTGTGGGACATTCCTTTACCTCACAGAGAGGTCTCGTAAATCTGCCATTCACCGACAGTCATCTTGAAGATGGCTAGGCGCGGGATATCCGAGACGGGTAAGTTGACGAGTTTGGCGAGGGCTTCTTCGCCCTCTACCTTAGACCACTGGTTAGTGGTCTTGTTGTAGACCTTGAACTTACGTGGACGCATGTCAAGTCCTTGCGAGTGTGGTTCCGCGCTGCCCTTGGTATTTACCGCCTTTGTCTTTGTAGCTGATTCTGCAGACTTCAGAGACAGTGTGGAACAGCAGCTGAGCGATACCGCAGCCGAGGTACACGCGGGTTGGGCTGTTGGTCATCGAAGCGATCTCGAGAACCAGCTCGCCTTCCCATTCCGGCTCCAGCGGGGTAACTAGCTGAGACAGGCCAACGCGGGCATAGGTGGACTTGCCAAGGCAGGTCACCAGCAGGTCACGCGGAATAACGAAGTATTCGACGGTGTGGGCCAGCGCCAGACTGTTAGGCGGCAGGATGAAGTAGTGCAGACCGAACTCTTCATCGAAGTGGATCACCGGGTCCATGAGCTGGTCGCCATACGGCCGCATCGGATCGACGATCTCACCGGTGAGGTTGGTGAACAGCTTGATACCGTCGGCCTTGATGCGAATGTCGTAGCCGTAGGAGCTGGTGCCCCAGCTGATGATCTTGGTACCCTTCTCGTTGAAGCGGTTAGCCTCTGGAGAGAACGGCCAGATCATGGGCCGCCAACCGAAGCGGGAGCAGTCCTCGTCATCCTTTGGAGTCTCCAACCCCATCCAGCGACGCTTCTCCATATTCGCCACGATCTCTGGCGTATGGGTGACGCCCGGAATGATCGGTTCCCAGAAACCATCGCGACGCATGAAGTGGTTAGGGCGCATGCAACGCGCCTGAATTTGACGATCGGACAGCAGCATCGGTTATCCTTAAGGTTTTCTATGCCGTTTATTGGGATTGATCTTCGCAAACATGTTTGCGATATGCTCGTTCCAATGACGGACGTGTCTGAATATTTTGACCAGCTCTTTCGCATCGGTCATTGTGATTACGTGCTTGGTAGCAATGTTCTTGAGCTTGAAATAAGCCTCAGTGGACATAACAACCTGATTAGGATTGTAGTTCCGGTTACGGCGGCGATAGGATACAACGATACCATCACAACCAATGTGGCGAACTAGCGCTGCCAGATTGGGGACGCTATCGACAGCCTCGTTTAACCGCCTGGCGACTTTGACAGGGTAGTCACCGTCCAGCACTTCCAGCGTGCCGCAGACGTGCATCATGGCAGCCATGAAATGCTGGTCTTCCATCTTCTCCATCTGTTCGCCGGACGGATGCTTAACCAGTCGGGTGATTTTCAGGCCGATGGACTTATGATACAGTTCGATCTGAACGTCGTAAGTTTCCATACTTTCATTGCTCTTGGTATTTAAGTACACAAAAAAGAAAGGGTCGGTTTCCCGACCCAATCGTTTACATCTCAGCCAGACGATGGATAGCGTCTTCCATCTCCATGTCGGGGTTCTCATCGAGAAGCTGGCGCATCTGATCCGTTACGGGAGTCTTGCTGATCGGAATCCGAATCACCTCACCGCCGGTGACGGTACGCTCGACAGGCGCAGTGAGTTGTTTGACTTCTTGCGGTGCGGAGGAGGTGTGCTCCGATTCCACTGCCTGTCGCCACTTGTTGCGGTTACGCTCCTTGAGATCTTCGCAGCGTTTGGCGATGGACTCGTGATGTTCTTCCAGAGTCTTGTGCGTCTTCAGCTTGAAGCGGAACTTCTCCACTTCACGCGTCATGCACGGCTCGCAACGCCCGCACGCTGTAGCGCCCTTACGGGCATTGGTAGTCGGTAGTTCACAGACCCAGGTAGCAGCGTAGATCTCTGGTGGGAGATCGCGCATCATGGCGAACTTGGTAGTGTGTCGCAACGGGAACTTCAAGGGGACGACATCACCTTTCTTGGTGAAACGCCACATGGCATTCCACGCCTCGATCATCGAGTGCATCTCTTGCAGCGTGTCATCGTCAGCGCAATAGCCGATGTTGACCGAGGTGTGGACATCGGGATCGACCATCTCGATTGCAGCTACCATCCAAGGTAGCGCTTGACGCCACTTGGCTTTAGGCGTCGCCGACAGATTGACCTTCGACAACACACGCCCGCCGCCATGCGGATACCAGCCTGGCCAATACTCTTTGATCAGGCTGATGATCTCCCCGCGGGAGTCCTCTTCGACGGAAGACTTATTGCGACCCTGGGCGCCGTCAGCGTAGATGTAGTCGACCTGAGTTCCTGCCTCTGCCATTTCCCACATGAGGTAAGTGGAGTCCATCCCACCAGAGAAGAGGACGAGTGCACGCTTAGCCATTACAGACCACCCTGACCGATGAATACTTCGAAGGAGTGAATGTCGCCTTCAGGCGTACGCTTCATGGTCTTGAGCCAGCCATTGAGAACGGTCAAGCCGCTCAGAGCGACGCTCTGCACCAGGGAGGCGTAAACGTCATCGCCTTCGAGCTTAATGACTGCATTGCTCAGGCCCACGCCGCTGCTTTCGAACACGCCAGGCATGCGCGGGTTAGCAGCTTCGAAATCAGGAGTCCAGCATTCCATACGGCATGCCTTGGTAGGGCAAGTCGCGTTACCGAGTTGATCAGTTGGCAGGAACAGTTTGATGTTAGGGTTCTTGAACGCACCTACGAACTTCTTGCGGGGATCGATCAGGACGCGTTTCTTCTGGAAGTTTGCTTCGGTAACTTGTGGACGGTAGGACATCATGTCACTCCTAATTAGTTAGTGGCGGTGAGACTCTCACCGCCGGGGTTTTGTATTGCTGGGAATTACTTGCTTTCGAAACGGACGTCGACGCCGTAGTAGTTGATGTGGAACGCCATGCCTTCCAGACCGCGGTAGGCGCGGTTTCTGGTAACGGTGAGAGTGATCTCATCAGTTTCCGGCAAGAGGTCCACCCAAGCCAGCATCTTCTCGAGCTGACCATTGTCGGCATTCAGCGCCAGTAACTTGATGCCTTCGCGAACTTTGGCAACGCCGGAGTATTGATAACACTCCACCTCGGCTGTCGGATTCTCAACGACCGGTAGACGCCGAATGGCCGTGAGGTATTCCAGAGCTTTCGGTAGACTCCAGGCGTGAACCATGTGATCGCTCTTGGTGACATCATCGTCAGTGACGCTGCCGCGACGGGAAGTCTTCGACCAATCAATCGAGATGACGCGCTTCCGCCAGCCGATGCGGATCTGGCCCTCTTCAGTGCTGACGAGATACCACGGATACTGCTTACGCATGTCGTCGTAGTTCGGATGGTCGGGCCAGTAATCGTTCTCGATCTTCTGGAACTCAGTGGGCTCGTAACCTGCGAGGTTGAACAGGGCCGCTACTTCTACTACTTGCATGCAACTCTCCTTAGTGAATATAGATGGTGACTTCGAGCATTTTGTTGTGGGCAGCCTGGGCCTTATAGTTGATGGTGGTGCCTTCAACTTCTACATCTGCGAACTCGTTCTCTTCGCAAACGAGCTTCTCGTCGATTTCGATTTCGACATCTTCGTTGAAGTGGCCAGTCGCAACCAGATGGGCTTTGACGTCGATGGAACCTTCATGACCAACTGGGAAACTGATAGTCATGCTGGTTACTTTGAATGCTTGTTGCAGTGTCATGATGCTCTCCTTAGTGCAGGGTTGTCTTTTCTTCTGGGACGATGATCAGTTCGACCCGAATTGGATACATTCCAGCCTCACCTTCGCCGACCTTAAGGCCCAAGTCGTAGCGAGGTCCCATGTCGTCGAATGCTTGGTGGTACTTTCCTGAGAATAGGCCGAACTGTTTACCGAACTGTAGTTTGAACTCATCGCGCAGCACGCGCACGAATTGTTCTTCCTGCTCGCTGAACTGATCTGCCGTGCTCATTCCCAATGTGACGAGTGTATTGACAATCCTCGGAACCAGCTTCTCCGAGAATACCTTCAACTTCTCCTCATCAGGCACGATCAGTTCAATCCGAAATGTCTCTTTAATCATCCTAAATCCTTATTCAGGTGCGGCATAAAGGCGGGATTACTCCCGCCCAATTTACCAGGTCAGCATCTTGGACTCAGTGGATAGACCCACCTTAGTCCCAGACTTACTCAAAATTCTTGCGAGGTTCTTCTCACGCTGCTCATCAGTAAATGCGGTGTTCGAATCCCACGCCCATTGCAGCAGGCCTTGTCTCTGCACAGGCCGGCAGTTCTTATCGGCCAGCGTACAGTTAGCTTTGATCTGCCCCATGTGCCTGGCTACAAAGCTATTCCATCGACCGATCTGCCAATCGTCTTCCTTACCTAGGCGACGACCCATGAAGTAATGGCAGTACCATTCGAACCAACCAGACTTATCGGTCTTGATCCAACCGTTAGCGCGCCAGACAGAAAGAGGTTGTCTGGATTTGACGCCGTAGAAGTTCAGGCTTATGTCCGGACTATCTTTGGGACCTAATACTCTCGGATATTTCTTCCAAGCCTCAGGTACCCCTTTGACGCTATTGATGTATTTGCCTTCGAAGACGCCCTTCTCGAGCATCTCTTGCGGCGTAAAACTTGGTGTAAACTTAGGGTTCCATGACGCCATGACGAGAGTCCTTTGAATTAGGTTTCATGTTATTGGCGGCATAGAGGTAGAAACGTGCCACCTCCTATTCTGAAACCCGCTCTGGCGGTCCCACTATCCTTGATCAAGGAATAGCGGCGATCCCAGTTACGCCTTCATATTTAGGAGGTGACGGTGCTTCTATACTCGACGGTCTGTGAGCGCAAGCCAGAGTGTTGCTTCATCTCCCGCTACCCAACAGATTGTCGCCGTGGTATCGCGGCATCACACAGACGCCTAATTTGAGCGGTCATCCCGTCTCTTGGTTGACTATCTACGCTTATCAGTGGGGTGGGTGATTAAAGTCCCAAAGGCGTCAGGGAGTCTGGGCCATGCCAAACCGAGTCCAGATCTCGGCGGCGTGACTGTGGGTGCCAAGGAATCGCCCCGATGATTGCCACGACCACGAACATCCGCCGATCATGCGGAGAACGTATTCGAGGTAATCGTCATCTTCCTCCCCGTCAGTGCAGCAATCCTCTTCCTCGTAGGTGGGTATCTGGAGGTAGCGGTTGAAGCGTTTGACGGAGAGTTCGAGGAGCCGGAATGCGAGACCTAAGGCGCTGAAGGATCCGAACATCCAAACCCTTAATGCGGCGGCAGTGCTTTACATATAAGGCAATGTGCCAGTAAAAAGTTACGGACTACCCTACCTTAGTTCCCCAACCGATGTTGTTGATCACATGTCGGGAAGATGCTTCCGGCTCTGTGTTATCCAACCACCACCATTTGGTGTCGCCTGTCGCGATATGTACGACAACCGCAGCTTCGTACCACCGACCGCCCGCTTCGAAGCGCTTCCTGCCGTAGCAGAACTCGCCATCGCTTTTGAGAGGGATCTTCACATTAGGGTGGATTACCGAGTTATCCCCAACCTTCATGCCTTTCGGTACGATCGCTGAGATCCCGGCGACGTAGCCGAATTGGGAAGCCAGTTGTCGATGCGCACCCAGCATCCGCCCTAATGCGGCGTCAAACATATTCTGCTTGTCTTCCCAGCTCGTTAATGCTGGCGGAGGTGGTGGGGTCACCTCGAATGTCGCCGAGGGGTAATAAGGACCACCACCATCGTCACTAAACATCAGCAGCTCCTTAACCAGGCAAAGCCTACGATGACTGCGACGATGCCAAAGGCGATCAATGCGCCCTTGGCTTCAGTCCAGTCGATACAGTTACAAGTCTTCCCACACCGACACATCAGGCCATATTCCTGATCGTCTTCCATTCATCCACGGTGAACGTCAGAGAGATCTTAACGTTATCGCCGCGCTTGTACTGACCAGGGTGAAGCTGGTGCATGTTCTGACTCAGCCACTGTGACATCAGCATCCTGGTGATGCGTTCATGTCGAGTGCGGGACATGGCTTCGAGCTTGTCGCTGAAGCGTTGGATGCACTTGCCGATCGGGAACGCAATGGCGGCGCTGTAGACAGCGATATAGAACATGGCCGTGGCCGGGAACTCTGGGATCGCGAGCATGATGGTGTCATTGATCACACCCATGGCGAACAACATCGCACCCAGAAGAACAAACACTAGAACGCCGATGCTGAATTTGTAGCGGAATGGAATGATCATGTTAGTCCCTTAATAGATCGAAGACGACGTAGAAGAATTTGCAGACGCACCAGATGATGCCGCAGAAGAGGTAGATCGGCCAGAGTACGGCGCACCCGAACGGAATCCAGGCTTCCGCATAGCGGGGATCCTTCAGGAGGTTTCCCCACATGACGGTGATTACGCCGCCGACTAGGTAAATGAGGAGCCAGAGCTCCCCATAGGTCAGAGTGATCAACGAAGACCCTCCAACAGATGTAGAGGCGCCAACTCCTCAAGCGGATGGCTGGAGTATTGGAGGATGCGTTTCTCGAAGTTAGGGTCAGTGCCCTCGATCCACGCATAGCCTTCGAAGGTCTTCACCTCGATGGCCCAGTCAGCGGGGCCGTAATTGCTGCCCATGATGACGCGGAACGGCGTATCGCCCAGAGCAGCGGCGGTCACGGTACGGACCTCAGCCTCAAGGAGATTGTACGCTTGGCGCAGCTGGTAACCCAGCGCACGCTTGGTGAGCTTGCGGTTACCGCCGAAGTAGTGCTTAAGCTTGCGCACGGATAGGCTCCAAGGTAGCGAGGTCGTAGAAGGTGAAGTAACCCTTCTTCCAACCCTCGGTGTCGATGTGGTGGATGTTCGCTACGATCAGCGGCTCTGCTACTTTGCAGTGACCGACCACCAAGGCGCGGATATCGCGCACTGGGCGCTCATCACGGATCTGGTAGCGGTTGCGAGAACCCTGCACGGCGTTACGCACAAGCCATGCGATGCGGTGATCCTTCGAGTGGAGGTACTCCTTGAAGGTTTCCCAGGTATCGAACATCACGTCAGCGTGGACGATGCAGACCAGACCTTCTTCAGTCTCGATCTCCATCCCGATGGGCAGCTTGCCGAACGCGGCAGCCCATTCATCTTTGTGCTCTTCTTTGAAGTTCTGGAACCACGAACCACCTTCAGAGACCCACTTGTCTACAGGGCGTTGACGCCAGTCGACGACGTACTGATCATGGTTGCCGCGTACAGCGAAGAACCATGGCTGAGACAACCACCAGAGCGATTGGCTGCTCTGGGGTCCACGGTCTACCAGGTCGCCGACGCTGAACAGACGATCGTACTGCTTATCGAAGCCGATCTCTTCGAGTCCCCGCTCGACACGGTCCCAGCAACCGTGGATATCGCCGATCGCAATATCGCGACCAAACTTATTTCTACCGAAGTGACGAATCAACATCCGTATCCCCTATTAGAAGTAGTAGTTCGACTTACCGATGCGTTTGTTGAATTTCCCTGCGACACCACGTTCTACCTCGATGCTTTGACGAGTGCCTGAGAAGCCCCTGGTCTTGAACAGGACGACTTCGCATGCAACTCGCTCTATGTTAAGGAAGTTCATCAGAGCGTGAGCGGCGGCTGCCACCATCTCATGCTCGTTTGCAATTATCCACGCCCTGTCCTCGACGACGTCCTTGCGGTAGTGTTCGACGGGATGCTTGTTACCATCCTGTTCTCGCATTACCTTAGGGTCCCGCAGCTGTATGTCCAGAGGGATAGCTTCGCCCTCATAGATCACAAAGCCAGGTCGCCCCATCTTCGAGATCTCGGTCGAGCATTCATACAGATCGAGCAGGCCGTCGGCAAGGAAATAGACCATCTCTTTACGGCCAGGGGCGTCGATGACTTTATTGACCATCGCTTCCTGGACAGAGCGGGTGCAGCGTTTGGATAACTTGATGAGTTTCTTCTTCTGTTCCTTCTTATCTTTTACGTATTCGACTATCAGCGCCATGCGCAGTAACGCGTCGAGTGGATCGTAAGCCATGACACGAATTCCTAAGTTGACATCTATTCTATAATGTGTCACTGTAACAAAATAAAAGAGATCAAAATGCCGGGGCGATTAAGCCCCGGCATCTATGCTGTTAGCCCTTGTCGTTATTACCGTATTTATCGTACAGGGCTTTGAGTCCGTAAAGACCCAGTCCAATGATTACAACCCAGCCTACAAATGTAGCCATGGTGTACTCCTATTCCAAACTGCTGATGTCGATAGCGTGAGCCTGGGCGATACCCACTGCTGGGACCTCCGAGGCTGCCCGCTGATAGGTACTGATGATTTCACCCGCGGTTTCAGCACCGAGGATGTGGAGCATGAACGAGTAGATCGAGATATCGATCCAAGCGTTCTCGCTGTCATGCTTGCTGATCAGTTCAGCAATCTCGCCCATCAGGTAGCGCGCAAGCACTTCCTGGTTAGCTTCATCACGAAACAGATCCAGCGGAACCTTCTGCTTCTCAGTGAGGTATTTGAAACGTTCCAGCAACTCACCGCTGAACTTCGCAGAGAGGAATTCGAGAATATCCACGAGGACTCCTTAGAAGAAGCCGAGGTCTATGCCGCCGGCCTTGATGTTGATTATTGGACTGCCGTTAAAATAGGTGAGGATCATCTCCACATCTGGCGTGGCGATAATGATCGATTCGGCGTCCGTGAACTGATCAGGGGTGATCGCCTGTTCCTCGAGCAACTCGAGGAGACGATCATTGATCTGCTTAGCCCCACGAATTACTTCAGACATAGCGATTACCTCCTACTTACAGAATTCGCGATCGGTGAATACCGTTCGCTTATTACCGACCATGATTACATACTGATCGGCGTGTTCGATAGGGAGATTACCGAACTCTCCCTTACTTGCATTCTTCCACCACCATGACCCATCTTTCATCAGACCGATGACTTCGGTATCATCGCCTGTGAGTTTGATAGTGGTCTTCTCGGTAGTCTCCAGCTTGTTCATGTGACGGTACGCGCCGTAGAAGTCGATGAAGGGCTGACCGAATGTTCTGGTGCCGTTGACGGTGGCGTCATTCTTGGTAATCTTGCAGTCCACTGGGTACGACAGATAACCAGTCTTCTTGGTATCCCAGCCGATCCAGCCGATAGCGCCAATCATGATGATCCCAGCAATGGTGACCATCAGGTAGACACGCAACATGAAGAGTCTGGCGTTCTGTAGAACATCGCGATGCTTCTGCACCATCTTGTCGCGTGAGGCGATTCCCGCATCGAGTACGACTACGTGGGAATCTTCGTTATTGCTTGGGAGGGCTTCTGTGGACATCGTGTCACTCCTGGGTGATTCGTAAGCTATCGCTTACCGGTTGGGCTGGTAGACGTCCTTCGCTGAAGACGCAGGTCATCAAGTCAGGTACTTGCTCAAAGATACCCGGCAGGTATTTATTGAAACTGACGCAGTGGAGCAGGCGGAGCTTCTCATAAGCAGCTTTCGCCCTAGGCGGCTGACACAGTTTGAACTCGGTGACCGCTTTGTCTAATTCACAGATATCTATCCATCCCCTGGTAAACATCTTATCGACGTTTTGAACCAAGTTAGTCAGGCGCTGGACTTCCCAAACGTCATTATGGTCGTTCGGTTCCGGGAAGACAATCTGGTCGGTAATGCGCGCACGGCCGATTGTCCTTACCCGCCGATGCTGACCCGGTTCAGGTGCTGCGATACGGCCCATGGCCTGTAACGCTTGGAAGACATCGGCCACGGTTGTATCTTTATCTAGGGGCGGTTCTTTCTTTGCCCAGTTGATTTCGATGAGTCCGAAGAGCTTCACGGTAATCTCCTGTTTGCGGAATAAAGGCCGGGTGGTTTCCCACCCGGCTCAGGCATCACTCTGGACGGTCGATGATGTAATCGGCTTTACCGAATTCAGTCTCGACACGGATGATGAACGGTGCGCCTTGTGCAGGGCGCAGGCCGATGGCCGGACGCTCTACGTCAAGTTCCAGCGAACCGCCGTCAGAGAACGCGCTGATCACACGCTCCACTTCCTTGAACTCGCGACGCAGCAGTTCGTTGAAGAGGCAGAGCTTGCGGGGGTTGCGTTCTTTCAGGCCTTCCAGCACGATGATGTCACCGGCGTACTTCGCAGCAGCCTCACCGCCAGTCCAGGTACCAGGGATCGGCAGGACGCCAGCCACGTCATGGAACACGTTAGGAGCCATGTTGTACTGACGCATGTCGACCATTTCGGAGCTGGTGTACCAGCAGAACGGGTTGCGGTTGTCCTCGTGGTCGTAGAAGAAGATACGACCAGAGTCTTCCTTCACCGGCGCGGTAACGCAGAAGAAGTTACCTTGGACGATGGCGGGACGAGCCTGCATGGTGCGAGCGTTAGGCAGAACCTTCTCGCAGAACTTCTCCCAGGTCATGGTCACCGCCGGAGCGATGTGTTCCTTGATCTGCGGCTTGGCTTCTTCCTGCTTGGTGGTCAGGCTGCCGAACAGCTTCTTCTCAGGCTGCTTGACTTCGATCGGGTTTGGCGACCAGGTGAAACGATTGGCCACTTCGTCGATCTTCGCCAGGCGGCGCAGCAGGTCTTCTTCGCCCAGGCCCAGCTCTTCGAAGATCTGACGAGCACGCTCGACGTTACCTTCGGAAGGAGCAGCGGTCTGCTGACGGTAGTTGACCGGATCGATCTGCTTGATGAACGCACGCTTGGCCATCTCGGTGGAGCGACCGTTGACGATCGGATCCAGGAGCATGGAAGCCACGACGTTGGTGCCGACGCGCGGGAAGGTTGGGTTGATGGCCATGCCTTCAGCCACTGCACGCCAGATGTAGTTGCGCAGCAGGGTGTCCTTCAGACCCAGGTCGTCTTTCGCCTTGACCACGCCGTGGAACCACTTCAACAGTTCGGTGTGCTTGAGAGCGATCTGACCGCAGGATTCGGAGATCACGACCGCGGCAGCGATAGCTTTCAGCGGGTAGTTCTTGATCGCGTTTTCCAGCAGGGTGAAGTTCTCAGCGTAACGGCCGATGTTCTCGGCAACGTTGCTTTCGGAACACACCTGACGCACCAGATCTTTCGGCAGGAAGTAGTGCGACCACTTCACCGCTTCGCCGTTCTGCTGACCGTCGGTCAGTTCTTCGCCCCAGCTGGCGTGCTCGGTCCAGAAGTAACCGGCAACGCCCTGACGACGTACGAAGGTTTCCACAGCCTTGGTCGAGGCGCGGTATTCTTCAGGCACGGCGTTGGAGTCCCAGAATGCCGGAACGGTACGGCCTTCCGGAGTGATGAAGACCAGGTGGCCGAAGCGTTCGAAGAACAGACGGCAGCTGGTGCACTTGTTGTGCTTCTGGAGCTCTTCCGGGAAGGCCTGACGGTAGACAGTCGACAGACCTTTGCCGCGGGTGGAGTACAGATGCGGGCCGAAGCTTGCGAAGTTTTCCTTGAAGGTCTGGATCGCCAGAGCTTGGGCCTTGTGGAAATCAGCACCGGAGGCCGACAGAACCTCGGCTACGGAGTTACCAACTACTTCTTGAGTCATTATTACAGTCCTTGTTTGCGGGATTTACATCTAATGGTCTTGCTGCTTATCTTTTTACATCAATTGCCGATCAGGTCTTTGATGGCCTTCAGGCGTTCAATCACAGCTTCCTGTCCGGGGAAGTCGTGGTTTGGCAGATCGCGAGCCCAGTAGTAGCTCAGGCGCGGGTCTGCCAGAGCTGCAATATGGACCATGACACCGCCGATGTTGGTGTACAGGAGTTCATCGCCGAGAGACTTACTGTCCTTGAACTCGACGTCACGCGCTCTCCAGTAAAGCTGGAACCCCCCGGTATCACAGCTGTGGAGAATCGCGTTGAGCTGCTGCTCTACGGTATCGAACTCAGACTCGATAGGCACCAGCATGCGGCGGGTAGGCTTAGCCAGACCAAGGCGCAGGATCAGCTGCTGGCCGGTGTGTTGGTTCACCAGGTACAGGTGGTCCATGACCGGGAAGTCTTTGTTGGACGGATCACGGAACAGCGCATGCCAGCCGTGGGCAAGGTTGCTCTGCACGTAACCATCGCCGGTGAACTCAGGGATGGTGCCTGGAGTCATCGCTACGCCTTCAGCGACGCGTACGTCAACGAAGTCAGTATTCTTTTGCTCGTGGTGCAATCGATCGATCATGTAACTCTCCTAATGTGGAATGTCAATTAATAGCCGCGACGTCTAACGCGCGGATCGTGGGCTTTAGCAGAACCCTTCTTGGCATGAGCTTTACGCTCGCTACCGGTTTCTCCAGTCAACAATGTACGACCAGAATTCCGTTTACTGGGAATGCCGAGTACGAATTGCTTCGAGTCCGGGTTGATGGAATCGATGAGTTGCTTGAAGCCTTCCATCGGATCCCTGGTCAGCCCGTCCAGCGCATCTATCATGTCGTCGACGTCAGGTGGAGCGATCAGGCCAGGATACTTCCGCCCGCGATGCAGAGCTAGGATCTGCTGCATGTTCACCATGGCGTCGAGGTGCTTCTCTTCCTCGACTACGATCACGATGTCTTGGACTGACTTACTTTCGAGCGCCAACTCATCGAGGATAGTGTTCGCGATGTAGCGACGACCCTCAGCGCCCGGACCTGTCAGGATGATTCGACAACTTCCGCTAGAGGTGAGGGCTTTGATCAGTTCCTGAATCTTTGCTGCATTCATAACCACCTCGACAAAATAAAAAACCTGCCCGGTTACCCAGGCAGGGATACAAATCGTTTATTGCTCAGGTGGAGTTTCACCTTTGGTTTTCGGCCAGTATACGTCACCTAGTTCCTGAGCCACTTGGTAGACATCTGCGCCAGTGCCGATCCAGAAAACTCGCGCGCATTTGCGACGTTCTGGACGCATCGGTCGGAACCGCCACGACAGAGCACAGACGATGCCGAGTCTGTATTCATGCTCGGCATCGGGTAGACGCTCTGCAACGTATTGAATGGCCGCAGCGAGGAACCGAGCTTTAGAATCAGGAACAGAAGCAAATGCACCGAACCAGCCAAAGTTATCCCACGACTTTACTTCATCGAAGAATGGCGTCAGTAGCTCCTTCGCCCGCGCAAGTCGCTTCAAACGTTCGGCTGTGATTTCATCAGCCAGAACACCTGGGTCTTTACGGCCGAAGTTACGATTGGCGATGAAATCAGGATCTGAGTTGAAGGCAGCAGCTTCCTGCCTGTCCTTATAACCCATCGCCTGATAGATCATCAATGATGCTCTCATGTATTTGATCTTGCGTTCAGACAGATCGCGGATCTTTCGAGCAGCCTCGTTGATAACCCTCTCAGAGACCTTTTCCAGTAAGACGATCTGAGCGATGATACCGCTTACGTCACCATCTACTTCGGGCGGAGGTTCTACCTCGTACCCATTGCGGGACTTGAACGCCTCCTCATGTTCCTTAAGGTTTCTGGAGAGGTTCTTAGCGGTCAATACTTCCCGGCGCATCACGCACCTCCTTCAATTCGGTTTCAAGCATTTTGCCGCCTTTGTAAAACAATGCAGCGAAACACCTGGATGTCTCAAGGTGGATGGTCACGACGATTTTATAATCGGCTCGACGCAGCATAGCGATGGTCACACTTTCGCAATATCCATCGGACTGTCGTCCTACGATCATGTAAGCATTGCCTAAGGCGAGGACTTGGTCATTGAAATCACGTAACACGTAATGCCAAGGACCGCCATTAACTTCGACGACGGTCAGCTTGATCCCGAAGTTCATGGCAACGGCAGCGTCAACATTACCGCTGAACTGTCGGCGGGCTTTAGGTCTGGTCACTTCAGGAGCTTCTCGGAACGCCTTCTCGAGACGGTCCATTCGTAACTGGGTTGCGCTGATGTGATGCTTCAGCACTGATAGAGCTGTTTGCCAATCCAACTCCAACTCCATTTGTTGTTCAGCCATCATCATCCCCTTAATTCGTACGCTTGATGATCTGCTCAGCAATCCGGTCGCCGAGCGGTTCCTGTTTGCCTAATTCGGAGATACCGTACAGGCCAGCTACCAGGCAGAGAGTGAGAAACAGTCGACGAACCAGATTGTTCATGTGCAAATTCCTTTATGCGATAGTAGACATTAGTGTTTCGTGATCAGCGCCTTCCACCTTCCATTCAAGGAGCGTGATGAGACGCGAGTAATCGAGTTGCTTGACTTTCTCGATGTCGCCTTCGTGACCTTCGCAGATGATGCCGATGATGGCGCCACGCTTGACGCCGCTACCGAGGAACATCGGCAGGCCCATGTCGATGACGCGAGCATTACCGCCAGAGAGATGCTGTACTTTACTTACCAGCGCGTCTCGATATTCCGGCTGTAGCTGCTTGGCTTGCAGTAACGCCGCATAGCCAGCCGCCTTGACCAGGTACTTCATTTCTTCTTCAGTACCGGTGTAAACGGTGTCGTCGATGCAGCCCAATACCTTGACGCGATTGACCAGCCGGGTTTCGGTGAGTTCGAGGATTTCGCTATTCCAGCCGATATCGCATTCGAGCAACTGACTCAACGCACCCCAAGGCTGATCGGTCTTCTTCGACTTGTAGGTCTCACCGTCTTTCGTACGGATCAGATCAATGGCGATCATGCAGACTCACCCAACTTGATGATGCGGTTAGGGAGAGTTTCGTCTTCGGTCGGGTTCTTTGGTGCGAAGGCAAGGCCGCCCAACACTTCGTTGATTTTCTGAAGACGCTTACCTTCTCGACGAGTCGAATAGACCTGGAAGTTCCAGCTGCCGAATTGGACTTCTTTCGGCATTGGGTGGCAGTAAGGCGTGCTCTCGACCACGTTCTCCAGAACACCGAAGATAGCGCGTGTTTCCTTGTCTTCGTTCCAGAGCTTCTTCAGCACCTTTGGACTGACCGGCTTGTCAGTGCTGAAGTTGAAGATGATGGTGACGTCGTCAGCGCCTTTGGTGTAGATGCACTTACCCTTCGGATTGAAGGAGTCAGTGAACACGGTAATGTTGATGTCGCCAAGTTTCTTTTCGTAGTTGCTCATGATTGTTTCCTTATACGTCGAGGTGGGAGAATGGTGGTTTGCCGTCATCGCTGAACGCGAGATGTACGCGGCCGAGTTCGAGATAGTCTTTGACCAGAGGACCGTAGCGGTCATCGGCCTTTACGCGGGCAGCCCACTCGGCAGCGGTTTCGCCGACCTTAGGGGTGACTACGATGCTCAGATGCTGCGGACGTTTGGTCAGCGCCTCTGGCGACAGGGACGTAACCGCGACAGGGAATACGTCGAAGAAGCCAGCTACGAAGTTAACGCCCTTAGTGTTAACGGATACGATGAGAGTTTTCATGCGAGTTCCTTCTTTAAGAAAAAGTGCTGCTTACAAAAAATAAAAGGCGGGGGATTTCTCCCCCGCTTTATGCCGTGTTACTGAACGCGCTGTTGACGCACGTTTTGCACGATGGCCTTATCCAGCGACTTGCGCAGGAGGCGAACATCTTTCTTGTCCAGACCGTCGAACAGCTCGTTGTTGTAGACGATCTGAGCATTGACGCAGTAGGTATCGGGCTTCAGACGGGTGGAGGTCTTCAGGCCGTTGGTCTGCTTGTCGGTCAGTTCACAGGTGGAGTACAGCTGACCACCGATGGCGTCTTTCACGCCCTTGAAGCTCGAGACATCGATCTCGCCGATGGTCAGGTCTTCTTTGAACTCGCCAGTGATTTCAGAGCTGATGTTGCCAGGGCGACCAATGTAGACCATGCCAGCGATTGGGATGTCGTTCTTGGCACGACGCACCTTGCCGTCAGCAGCAGCCTTCGCAGCCGAGAACCAGTCGTCGAAGACGATGATGTTCAGGTCTTTGAAGTCCTTGTCGACGTTACCGAAGTTACGCAGGGTCACTTCAGCACCGGAACCTTCAACAACGGCGATGCCTTTGTTCTTGTGTTCCTTGTCGGACATGTCACCGAAGTCGCTCACGCCACCCTTACCGAACAGCCAGTAGATGGCTTCCTTGTGGGCGTCGCTGACGGCGATGTCAGACGGCAGGGGACGGGAGATCACGGCGTCAGCTTGCAGAATGGCGACATCGCAGTCGCCGTCCTTCAGCATCTGGGCCGAGGACACCGAGCCTTCAGTCGACAGCACCTCAACCTGGACCTTGGCTGCTTTGGCGACATCATTGGCGATCTGCTTGGCAAACGACTCGTAGAAGCCGCCTTCTGCACCGCCGCAGAAGTTGAGGGTTTTGCCTTCGATAGCGAGGGCGTTGAACGACATGGCCATCATGGCCAGTGCGGCGACGAGCATCTTCTTCATGTTTTACTCTCGAGTGGTACTGCGGGTGGGTTAATTGAAAAGCTTGTAAGCGCCGTACACCGCCAAGCAGACGATGACTAGGCCAGCGGTGAAAAGCCAGCCTTGCAAAACGCATTGGCACGGCTGGCGTTTACATTCGCAGCAGTAGACGTGATCACGACGAGACATCGCAATCCTCCACCAGTGCGTTGATATCGAACTGCACGTCGATGAGCAAGTCTCGCCCTTTGACGTACCCCTGGATGTCGAACATGCCCCCGCCCTCTTCGACGTCGACGTAGACAACATCGAGTTCGTTCTCGATGAACAGTCTGACACTGCTCTCGATGAACATCGCCACGGCCGGATTGAGCCGTCCGTAGTCTTCGAGCAGATCGGCCAGCAGCTCTTCCAGCATGCTGTAATCCGGCATGGCTTCGACGTCATCTGGACGATTCTGACGGGTGGCTTGAAGCGCCATGAAGCAATCGTGCTCTGGACGAACTTTAGTACGCCACAGAACAGCTACGCTTTCGCCGACGTTCTCCAACTTGCCGGTAGTATCCGAATCACGGGAGATTATTGCGGTATAGATCGCATGCTGCTCACGATACTTCCCATCAGCAAACTCGCGCTGAATCTTGCCGGCGATCGACCAAAGCGGATTATCCGGGAACAACTCAACTGCTTCTTCAAAAGCGACCGCATAGTCGAGCTGCGTTTTACCGGCTGTGTCGACTTCGCGTTTCTTCTGGAAGCGATCCGTGCTAGCGATTACTGTCACGGGTGTTTCTCCTGAAATGACTACGACTTGCCAAGATCACCCCATACCCGACAAGCATCATCAGGAAGAACGACAGGAGGATTGCAGCCATAGCCTCGCTGGTGTCAAACTTCGGATGATGCTTATCAACACAACCGTCCCACGCAGGTCGTTGGATCGACGTTACGTACTTAGGGCTGTACGGGATACAGCATGCGGCTTCGAGGCATTGCTTGAATGCCTCGTCACCTTTACTCACGACAGGGTTTCTTCGCCGCGTGCGATGCGAGCGATCTGAGCGTCATCACGCTCCTGCTTGAAGGCGTGTTGCTCTTCTTCAGTAGCGATGACGATCTTGCTGCCATTGACGAACACGTCGGCACCGTTCTCGATCGCTTCGACAGCAGCGTTGAGAGCGATGTCCAGGTTGTTGTCCATCAGGGAACTGATGGTCTGGCCGGTAGTGATGACGTCGCCCTCGCACTGGCTGGTTTGACCGCCGATGATCACCTTGGTGATGACCTTCTTGCCGTTGTCCACGATATCGTGAGTAACAGCGGTAGCCAGAGCCAGCAGGCAGTCGACGGAATAGACTTTGGTTTCGGCGTTGCTCATGGGGACTTTCTCCGTTTGGGGTGTCGTACGTCACGTACGACTAGGGTGATGAAACCGATGATTATTGCGATGACGATCAAGTACAGCCAGGCGCGTTCATGGAACTCCCTGTTGGCTATCTCGATGTCACGACAATAGTTGTATTGCTTGATGTCAGCGATGCTGGTGCTCGTCGTTGGCACTTTCTTCAAGACGGGCTCGCAGTCGATAGACGGTTCACGAGGCTTATCGTCACCGCCGAGGACAAAGTACCAGACGACGATGCTCATCAGCTGATTCCTTCTTTAGGGACGGGAGCGAAGCGAGTTTCGTCCTCGATCTCCGCCTGGCCGCGTTGCCAGAGTGGGTTCTCGTCATCGACCGGCAGACCAGGCTTGGCGTAGCCATAGGCCCATTCACCGGTTTGTTCGAGTCGGACATGATGCAGTTCAGGAGTAGTAACGATCACGTACTCCTGTCCTTTGTAGTGTTTGAGAATCTGCCCGGGAGTATACTTACAAGCTGGCATGATGAATCTCCTGATTGGGTTGCCCATACCAAGTAAATGCCCAGTAAAGAAACACGACTACTTCTGGTACGGCATATCGAAGCCGATGTAGAGCACGCAGTCCGCGTAGTCACTTTCACCCACCACTTCGGCTTTGGCAGCCGCTGGCGAGTTGAAGATCTTGGTCACGTTGGCGATAGCCATCGGTACCATTGCGCGGTAGCCGTCATCTTGCAGATGTTCGGGCTTCATCAAACCCAGCAGCACCGAGTCCATACCTGCGTTCTCAGCACGAGCAGCTACTGCGCCCTTACTGATGTCAGCCACCATCTTACAATCCTCAGTGGTGACTCTGTGGTATTCGAATTCCGGAAGGCTATCGTCATAGTGCGGCATGGCGTTAGCGATAACAGCGGTCAGCATCAATGCCGAAAAGATTGCAACTTTCATGTAGTCCTGATCCTAGTGGTTGGTTTGGTTATTCACTTCCAAAATGTGTGACTATCTAATTCTTAGATAGGCAAAAAAAAAGAAGCGGGGCAAGAGCCCCGCATCAATTACTTCTCGGCCGGGGCTTCGTCAGCACGGATGAACGAAAGTGGGATCGCCATCCCGTTAGGGAACCTGTACGCTACCAACGCTCTACATACGGCCACCGAATACGATTGGCAGTTTTCAGCAAAGCGAGTTTCATCGTCGATCCAAGCCCGCGTGTACTGGCCTTCCGGATCCCGGCGAGTGCGGAACTGCGTGTTGATGTTGTTATTGATGGCGATGTGTGCCGCCATGTTCACACTGCGGGATGGATTGAAGCCGTAGGTGTGGTTGAACTCAAGTTCTTCCTCATCCGGGTCCGGCGCATCGTAGGAGATGAACGGAGGTTCACCTTCGCGATCCTCATGTAGACGAATCGTACCCCGGCCGTAATACGGCTCGGTCCAATTCAGCGCTACGGCCACCGCATAGTCCAGCGCTTTACCGCCCAGACCGTTTGGGAGAACCCAGACCAGCGGGTCTTTCAACGGCTCGACCACCAGCGAAGTAATCGTGACGATCTGACGGCGTTCGCCACGACGGCGAGCATCGGCGAATTCGGTAGAGAAATCGAACACCAGCCTATCGATTGAATCGTAAGCCAGCGGTCCAGCATTATTGAACTGGAAACGCAACATCGCGTCGCGACGCTCGATATTACCATCGCTGTATTGCACCATCAGGCGCGGCAGCTTGTCTGGCGTATCAAACAGTTCTGCAATCATTTACCACCTCCTTTAAAACGACGATGCTGACCGGGCGGTGGAGCGCCCCATGGATCGTTTGGGTCACTGTGCAGGTGCGGTTCATCATCGTCATGACGGTAACGCTTCATCTTCGACGAATTGGTTGCGCGCTGTTTATACGGCGACAGATTGCGATTGACCTTGATGGTGATGGTTGGGCTGATCACCACACGCCATTCGCTTTCATCAGCGGCAGTCTCGACCTTGGAGGCCGTGAGCCATTCGAACTTACCACTGTCGACGATCTCGTTGGACTTCGGATCGCGCAGTTCGAGAACGATAGTGCCATCATCCTCATGCACGAAACGACTGTCGCCTTTGAACGCCTCACCGTTGTGCAGGATCTCACGCAGGTTGTAGTTCGCGTACACTTCGTCAGGTACGTTGTGGATCTTGAGCTCTTGCTTGAAGGCCTTCAGATCCTTGGCGCCGGTGGCCACCTTCGCTACCACTCGCAGCATGTCAAAGCTGATGCGGTGACACTTGCAGTAGTCGAGGATGTATGCCAGGATAGCCGGCTTGAGCTGAAGCTCTTCGATCACTTCGAGGATGGCATCTTCCTGCATGCCTTCGTAGTTGATCTTGTACAGGAAGCGGCCAGGGCGGTGGATCATGTAGTCGCTGAGCTCGTGGACATGGTTGGAGGTAACGATGAACATCACCCCTTCCAGATCCGAGTCGCTGAACAACGTCAGCATCTTATCGCGAGCTTCTTCTTCGTAGTACTTACCGAACTCATCGAAGTAGACGACGCACTTACCCATCGCCAGGATCAGGCGCTTGATCACCGAGGCCGGGATGGCGCTGGTAATCATGAGACACGGCCGCTTGAACTTCTCGATCACCGAGTTGATGGTGTCTTCAGCCAGCAACGACTTACCCGCACCTTTCAGACCGGTCAGCAAGATACCGGTGGTGCCCTTGGCCTCACCGTAGGTTCTGATGAAGCTGGTCTTGTAAGCATCGTGCTGACCATAGCGCTTGGTCGGAACCTTGAACTTTTCGCGGTCCTTGATCAGGATGACTTCTTCATCCTTGGTCCCTACACGGTAGACCATTGGAGCGACTGCGTCGATCTTGTTGTGCAGGTTGATATTGCTGAGCGTTACGTATGGGCCTTCATCGGCCAGAATGGTTGGCATCTTGTTTCCTTACACGAGTTCGACGATATCGAGATGATCGATGCGGTTACGCTTGAAGCTTGCCGCGTTAGTGTGACCGCCGCCGCCGTGTTGTTCGGCAATGGTGGCGACGTTAACGTCAGAGCTCTTGAGCGAACGCAGACGGTAGTAACGGAACTTGGCGTCTTCGTACCAAGTGATCGAGAACGGCGAGTTGTACTTCTTGATCAACTCTTCACCGACGCGGCTGCCGTTGTAGCGCGGCACGTTCGACATCGGAATGTTCTCATAGCCAGCGAAGCTGACCAGGAAGCTTTCTTCCAGATGTCGGCCGATCTGCTGATCTTCCATCGCCACCAGCGGCTGCCCTACATCAATCAGATGTTCGGTATACGCATGAGCGTAAGTCACCGAATCGATTTCGATAGGCAAGGTGGCAAAGCCTGCGATGAAAGCTCGGGTATCAGGCAGCTTGTAGTTCCACAGGTCGTGGTCTTCCACAAGGTCGACAATCGTCGGCCGCGGCTGATTGGGGAAGATGATGTCCCACGCCAGACCTGCACCAGACCGGGTCATGTCAAGACGCAGGTCGAGGTTGTTCGGATAGCCCGCCTTCTCGAAGTATTCGTCGATACGTTCGATGGCCGTCTCGTGATGATCGAGCACAGTGACCATCTTCGCCTTATCGCACATCTCAGCGAGGACGTTCGGCGGATAGGAGAAGTCGAGGATGATGACCGTACGGTCGGTAACGTCGGGTGGGTTATCACCATAAGCTGCGGCGATGTAGTCGGCATCATCACCGTACTTGTTGCGAGCTGCCCATGCGGCAACGACGCCGTCGAAACAGTCAGCGTGGTAGATTACAAGCATTACAGTCTCCAGTTTGCCTTATGTCAGAACATAAGGCATTGGGTTAGATTTTAACCGTTATCGGTCGCTTGGTTCATGGGTTCCGCGTAACCCATGCTCTCATCAACTTCAGATTGCAACCGATCGGTCATGCGTTCGCGCCTTTCTTCGGTAGTGATCTTGCGGATGGGAGGCTTGAGGTTGTGGTCCTCCGTGAAACCTTTGGCATGCAGCAGCGCCAAGATATCTTCGACCTTCCAGATCTCGTAAGGCGGTAAGCCGCCGAGCGAACACTTGCGCAGCAGTTGACCCGCTTCGTCAAGGCTCTTTGTGATGTGAACAGCCATGGTCATCTGTTCTTCAAGCTTACTGGCAGCTCCGCGGACGTAGGTAACGCCTTGCCCGTAATGTACGCGGCGGCGCAGCATGTACGTCTTGTGTTCTTCGCTTTTGTTGGGTACGCGGAACTCGTAGAGCTTTCCGCTAGGCGTCAGGATATTGCAGACGTTGGCGACTTCAGCCTGGCGGATCTCATCGATAGTGCCATCGAAGTAATCGTAGATCACCGGCCAGTTGCATTCCAGCGGGATGATTAACCCGTACTTGGTAATCAGCGAATCGATCGACACCTTGGTGTATAGATCGTTAGGTTTCAAGATGCCGGTCTGGAGGAAGATCTCGTTGTCTTTGAATACAGTTACGTTTGCCATTACTTAGCGATCCTTGGGACTCGAGGCTTACGGGCACGTTTACGGGTAGGCGCTACTTCTACCGGCGCTGGCTTCGCAGGTGGAGTGATCAGCGGCAACAGGTCGCTCTGGCCGATGACATCAACCACCGTACCTACCTCAGGGTTGAGCTCACCTACTGAGATGATCGTGTCTGTGACTGACAGGCCGTGGGCCAAGCCGACGTATCCCATCCATGCACCGTTACCTCGACATTGGGTGGTTTCGTTCAGATGGGTCCAGCGGTAACCATCAACGCACCACGCGTCAGTGGTGGTCATTACGAAATAAGTGCGGTCGCCCAGGAATGCTTCCCGCTGTTCCTCGGTGAACTCAGGGCCGACGTTCTTCTCAGCCGCTTCCCAGCCCATCAGTACGATGCTGAATATATCCATCGCAATCTGAACGCTTTCAGGATGGATGTTGTCCCCACAGAAAGCTACAGCCATGCGCTTGGTCTTGCAGACGTACAGCTTCCGCATTTCCTGAAGGTTGGAATAGGTGGTGTAAGGCTGGACAACACCACAGCGATCAGCGCCGAGGACTCCATCCTTGTAAATGATCAACGACACATCTATCTCCTTACAAAATAAAACGACATAAAGAGCAGGGTCTTTCGACCCTGCTCTCGCTTGTGCTGCTTAAAGGTCCGGGCGCAGTGCCGTCGAACCTTGACCCTGCTTCGGAGCCGGTGCCTTGTAGGTCGGTGCGGTGCTGCGGGTCACTTTGCCGTCGGTGCCGAAGTAGATACGGGTGCCGATGGTTTCGGTGATGGCGGTATCGCCGACCAGGACCGATTCCATGGAATTGTCACCGAATACCAGGCTGGCGCCTTGGTCGCTCAGATGCGCCAGAGTAGCGTAGGTTTCGCCGTTCTCGGTGGATAGCTTGGCGATTTGTTCAGCGGTCAGTTGCATGTGAAGCTCCATTGCAGTTGGGTTGGTGTTGCTCTATACGGTAATGTGTGGTTGTGATTAGTTACAGTCAGTTGACCCGAAGGATCACTTGATCACGACCACCGCGTTGAGCCAGCCATTCGTAGAACTGCGTATACTTCATATTGCAGAAGAAGTAACTGGCATCGTCGACGATGATGAGCTTTGCTGGGGGAATAGGATCGGGCAGACCTTTCTTCCGATGCAGGATCGAGCGCTTTACTTCGTATGGCGTACACACACGAACGCTTTCTAATTCTGCACGGGGATACCCGATGAAATCAGGGTTCTCGTTCGCACAGTTCTGGATCAGCATCTTCTTGATCCTGAGGTTCGGTACGATGTAGAGCGCCTCACCTACCAGGTTGAAGATCTGAGCCAAAGCTCTGGTACGGCCGGTCTGACGTGGGACGAAGAACCCCACAGTCTTCCAGTCACGCAACCAGATGTCGTCTGGAGGAGCTGCCCTTCTGTACTGTTCCTCGAACCACTCCTGTTCGGCGTGGAATGGCGCCAGCAGGCTCTGTACCATCTCCTTCGGATTGAAGGGAGGTTGTGAGACCGTTTTCTTACTCATCTTGTAATCTCGCCTTTATATTCAAACGGTAAGTTCGCCTTCTCAGCGATCTTCCGTAAAACGTTTATGCTTAAGTGTCGGTGACAGAACTTACCGGGACTACAATAGCACGCAATGGCCACCTCACTGTCTCGTCCCAATTCGAGCAGATCGTAGAAAGACCGACGCCAACTACCGTACCGATCGCGTAATAGCGCTAGGTATTGTTCGGTATACATCTCGTCGGTTATGAGCTCGCCCTTGTGGTTCATGACCATCGTCCAAGTGGGTGCGAGAAACTCGTACTCCACAGCTGACTTTACCGTGGTATCGGCCAGGATGATTCCCCTATCCTGCACCAGTCTCCACTGGCTAATCTGCGCTGTCCAAAAGGCCATGCTAAGCTCCGGTATTCTCTGACATACATTTGCCAGCATAAATGAAAGTTTACGGCATAAAGCCGGGATCTATCCCGGCAGTATGTTTAGGCCCCGAGCGGGAGATTTGAACTCCCCACCAACTAATAAACGACGGACACGGGAAAGTGCGTCAGGCATGAAACCCTTTCCAGTATATCGTATCGCAGTTCGCCGGAGTAGCGCCAGCCGCTAGCCAGGGATGATCGTTACAGGAACTTGGGCTTTTCCTTAGTCAGGCAAGCCGCCGGGAAGCCGGTAGCGCGAACTTCACCATCGGCCATCCAACGAACCACCGTGTGCTCGTCTTCCTCATCATAACGCTCGACGGTCAGTTCCGGAGAACCGCTTTTGAGGTAGACGACATCACCTGGTTCGAACTTGGTAGCTTCGCTCATGCCGGTATCCTGTATTGTTTAGAAATCGGAGAAGGTGCGCATGAAGATGGACTCAGCAATGGTCCAGATCTTCCCTGCCGGTGCATCATGGGTAGGCTCCACATTTGTGTAGACCACCATCGGCCAAGAGCAATCTTGCCCATGTTGCGCCTTATACAGGACTTTGAATCGCAGTCCGCTAGGAGACTTGTAATCCACTCCTTCTTCATACGACTCAAGCATTGCACTCTCTCCTAATAGGTCTCCAACATACCCAGTGTATCGCCTATTGTATTGTTGAGCGGTCGCAGTTAGGATTTCGGGTCGTACCTAAATTTTCCCCATTGCTGGGCGATGTCCTGATGTAGCGTTTTGGACGATTGCGACACTTTAGCGATACCACGTTGGAAAATAGGTCTCCACCCGTGTTTTCGAGACACGGACCTCACTCATGTACCTGATCCACGCCGAACCCCGAAGGGATGGGCATGTTCGGAATCGAACCGAAAGAGTGCGCTCTACCATCTGAGCTAGGCGGAGATAAAACTTACGCGCAGCGGTAGTTCGGGTTCTCGAGAACAACCTCGAGGTCGAAGAACAGCTCGGTCTTGATGCTGGACGGCACGGTGATGGAAAGCAAGGCGCGCTCAGGATCTACCTTCAGGTAGATGTCTTCAGCACCAGGGATGCTGAGGGTGTAGTTCTGAGTACGCTGACCTTCGATCTGCTTGATAGCAGAGAGGTCATGGGACAGCTTGATACCATCGGCCGTGCGGACGTTGTTGAAGCGGATAGCGCCGACGCTGTCGGTCAGATCCAACACGCTGGGATCGCCGAAGCCGAACACGTTGAACTTACCATCGACCAACGGCAGGTTCTTGGCTTCGAGGCGACGCTCGGTAGCGCGGCCAATGCGACGACGCAGGACAGTGGAGTACTTGTCCATGAACGCGCCTTGCTGCATCATCATGTCTACATCGAGATCGGAAAGACCTTCAGGCTTGGCGCCCTGACCCACGTTGTAGAGGAACGAGCACAGACCTTTGTGACGCGCGGTCAGTTGCGCTTGCTCGATAATCATGCGCTGGACATGCGCCGGGCGGCTGTCGATGTGACCGAGCGGCAAGTGATCTTTCAGGAACTGCTCTTCCGATTGCCAGGTTACGTTGCCGGCTTCGTCTTTGACGTTGTAGCCAGGCTTACCATCTTCGCCGGATTGAGACGACCAGGCGAGGACAGTAACGTTCTTGTTCACCAGATAGTTCTGAGTCATGAAAGATCTCTGCGGGTGGTTGGATGAATAGGGCGTTCCTCGTGGATTTGAACCACGGACCTTCGGCGTGTCTTTTAGCTAAGGGGCCGACGCTCTAACCAGCTGAGCTAAGGAACGAGAATAGGGGCTTCCTCGAAGAATCGAACTTCGGACTTCCGCCAGGTATGGTGAGCCTGCCCCATTTAAGGGGCCAGGAGGCTCGAAGACGGCACTCTACCAACTGAGTTAAGGAAGCATGTAGCTTAAAGCAAACCTTCCGAGATCATGAACTGTTCGAGGTCATCAAAGAAACCATCGTACAGGATTTCGGTACCGGCAAAACCTTTCCAGCGCCACCACTTAGGTTCTTTACCCATAGCGGTGATGCTTTCTTCGGTTTGCTTTCTGAAGAAATTACCGACCTTATCGAACGCAACGAGGTCGGTGGTGTAGAGATCCCCGTGGACGTGCAGCAGCCTGATTATCTTGGCTTCCAGTTCTGGACTAACCTCGAGTTCTTTCAGTTGCTTATTGCGCATCACAAGTTTCTCTGAATAGGGAGCACTGACTGGAATTGAACCAGTGACCTTCGTCAAGTTGGCCTTACGCTCTAACCAACTGAGCTAATCACCCATACGGGCGATGCCGGACTCGAACCGGCGACCTTAAGGGAGGGACGACGCTCTACCAAACTGAGCTACAGTGCTATTGAATAGGTAACTCTAGCAGGGAATCGAACCCGCTGCCTTCCTCATGTTTGCGTCTACCAATTCCGCCATTGGCCGATAGTGCCGGCCAAGCAGGACTCGAACCTGCAATCCTTTTCAGGAAGGTGAGGACGCTCTACCAATGAGCTACAGAGTTAGAATAAGCGCCTGGGGAGGACATTCCCCAGGTCTTGCCACTAATTACCCTAGTGGCCAAGGTGCCTTCATATCGCTTCAGGCAGGTTTGCGCGGTACTAGCTAGTGTCTGACCATGCTAGAACAGTGCTCGGCATGTGCGGCGCTGGCGCTTCCCTGATAACTCAAAGCCAACAGACTGGCTCCTCGTCGTCGTAGGGTCTAATGTAACTACAAAGCCTTACGTGCAGCTATAGCGCCTCGGGTAGGGAGGGCACGGGGCTAGGATCTTAGGCTTGGCATAGGAGTACCGAGCTTCTGATTTGGCAGGGGTAATTGGATTCGAACCAATGATCGCGGCGTCAAAGGCCGCTGCTTTAGGCCAGGCTAAGCTATACCCCGATTGAAAATGGCTCCACGACCTGGACTCGAACCAGGGACAGGCGAATTAACAGTCCGCTACTCTACCGACTGAGTTATCGTGGAACAAAGGGTGACCCTCCAGCCGATCTACGGCTAGTTAAGCGCGCTGCGTAATACGCTGCCTGGCAAGGGTCGTAAATGGTGGATGGGGAAGGATTCGAACCTTCGAAAAATTAATGGCGGCTTTACAGGCCGCTCCCTTTGACCGCTCGGGAACCCATCCAGATGCAAGTGGTAGTACCGAGTGGGATTGAACCACCGACCTCACCCTTATCAGGGGTGCGCTCTACCAGCTGAGCTACGGCACTATCTTTCTTACATCTTATCTACACGTTCCGTAAAAATGTACGGAAATCAATGAGATCCCTTCGAGCAACTCCGGCAACCTTTACAGCCAGGACGAGGAGTACCGGCCTTGATGTTGATGTCGGTCTTCCAGGTATGCGTTGCCCGCTCTACAGGAGATGCGGTGATAGCGATCTTCACCTCGACATCTTCAGGATCCAGACCGAGCAGCACCCAGATGATCTCATGAACCTTAGGCTGCATGAGCTCGGTAAGTTCGGCCAGACCTACCTCAGTGAACGGAAGGTTATTCTCTGCGGCCACGTCTTTGATGACGTTCTCGATACGTTGACGGAAGTCCATGGTTTCTCGGGTCATTTTGATTTCTCGACAAAAAAAAAGAACGCGGGGTGGTTAGCCCCGCGGCTTGTGGATCAACGCATCAACATGGAGATCGCCATGGTAACTGCCATGATGATCTTCAATCGACACATTGCTTTCTTCTGCTTAGCCGTGAATGGCTTGAGCGGAGGTTTATGTTTCATAGCTCGTCCTCAGATGAGTTCGAGTTTCAACCCATGCTCTTCCAGAGTGGCGATCAGATCCATCACGTCACGGCGCTGTATCCGACCGAGGCGTTCGTAAGACCCGAGCGCTTCTTCCAGTAGGTCAATCACGCGTTCGGAGTCAGTCTCTTCAGCGTTCTTGGCCAACATCCACTCAGGGAGTGGTTCATCGGGATTGAGCTCGATGTTTACGTTCATGCCTTCCATTAGGTCGGGTTCTCTTCATTGAGGAGGTATTGGCGAATGCGCGCGACTGGGATGTTGAAGCCGAGGTTATTGATGATCGAGATCTCGCGATCACGAGCCAGCGGACTACGCGCCGCCAGGTGGCGAATCAGGAACTGCTGTTCATCGACGCGCAGTTCCTTGTAGCCGGTAATGTGCCAGCAGACCTCTTGGGATACTTCGTAGTAGGTCTTCCCACCCTCTCCAGGAATTCTGAGTCCGGCAAACCTGGAACGGAGATGATGCAAGTTGGACGGCAGGGTCATTGGGAGATCGGCAGATCTATTGAGGACCAGCGAGATGAATTCCTCAAGCTCATCCATCCCGCATCTCGAAAACCGAGATTTGATGAACTCACGTTCGCACTCCTTGAGGAGATTGAAGTAAGGGATTTCCGCCAACTCGGAGTCGGTAGGGGCAGCTGCGTTTTTCGAGTAACCGCTTGGAGGTCTTTGAAGCCGGCCAGAGTCTGCGATGTGGTACTCCTCGAACACCGATGGTCCGTTGAGCTTTTCGAAGTAAGCGTAGCAGCGCAGTTGCAGATACCCTGCGATAGATGCCCTGACATTCTTCGGGGCGCAGAATAGTGCGCCGCTGGTGTAGGCCTTGGCTTCTTCAGCCCCCACTTCTTCCAGCAGATTCCAGAATCCAGAACCGGGCAGTCCGGCGTTGGTGCCCGACTTACGTACGACGAGCGAGGTCAGGTGCGGCCAGTTCTTCTCGATGCAGAAGTGGAAGATGTGGGTGAGCAGACCGCCGATGGTCTTGGCCATCTGGTTGCCCCTGTTAGGGATGCCCACGAGACCTGCGAGCTCTTCGTAGGTAGTGGTTCTTCTCTCCATTGCCAGAACGATCAGTCTGGCCGAGATTGTCGAAGTTGCGCTGTGAATGTTATTGCTAGCCATGTGGCTCTCCTAAACACCGTGTGGTGTCGGTATTGTTAATGCGTAGGCTTAGAGTGCCGTACGCAGAGAAAACTCCGTGACGACGTGATTGACGTCACAGGAGGTGGTGCTCTTTACGAACTCATCGAACTGGGCGTTATGCTTCATGCGATGCTCGACGATTGCTCGACGTATTGCGAGACTGGCGTCTGCGAAGCCGATGATGTTCTTTACGCATTCATCATGGCAACGGGTGGACTTGTCTTCTTGACGGACGTAGTAGGCGTCCATCTTGGCCCGGGATTCGGTGAAGCTATCTACGCAGAACTGATCGCGCTTGAGCTTCACCTTATCACGTTTGACTTCCACCACGTATACGCTTAGGGTTGCGTGTGACCCTTTACGCTTGGTAGTGTAGGTATCGCCCACGTAGATGGGTTTATAGACTGGAGCGGGTTGAGTTTGCTTGCGTAGCGGCATTTCACTTATCCTCAGAACCAGGAATGTAGTCTCTCGTTATTGATGAGACTTTGGTATTTGTTTTCGATGAGTCGGCAACCCGGCTCAAGGAACGTGCACATCTTGTCGAACGTTTGCTGCGGGTTGAAGTTAGGCGAGGTGCGGCGGTTGGTGTGGAGACGATAGATGCTATCGAACCACTGCATGACAGCTTCGAGGCTAAAGCCTGCGCACATGCAGCGAACCATCAAGTTCATTGCCGTCTTCGACATCTCCACCAGGCCCTCGACCTGACGGTCGTGGAACACGTACTGCGGAGACACGAACATGTTGGTGTCCTTACAGTCGTGGGAAACCTCGATAGCGACGTTGCCATATTCCCCATGAATCATCACGCCGAGGCCGAAGCTATTCTCGTACGTGTAAACGCCGCCGCGAGTACCTAGACCTTGGGCCGACATGTGCGCTTTGGTGATCGCGAAGACTTCGTTAAATGCCATGAAGCGCAAGTGCGGGAAGCCTCGATCTTTCTTGATCATCTTGCCGATGGCGGTGTAGATGCGGGAGCGTTCGACGCTATTGAAAGCCAACATGTTGCTGTCCTTATTAATGGTGGTTATCCAGGGCAGTAATGTGTTACCCTAATTTCTTTAACTGAGCAAAAAAAAGACGGCGGGTTTCCCCGCCGCTTATGTCGTTAGTTCAACGTCGCGCCGAACCGCAGATCGGAGAAGATGTCGCGCAGGGTAGCTTCGACTTCTTCATCGGTCATTGCATTGCCGACCATGGACTGATCGAGAGCGCCGTCTTCGATGACGCGTTCGATATAGTTCTTGAGCGGGACGGAGAACGTCGAGCGAGGTTGTTCGTCGCTGGTCAGGTAGTGGATGATCTCGTCGCGCATCAGTGCAGGAACGGCTTCCAGCGCACGCTCGACCGCCACGATTGGCGACATATGTACGCGAATGGAGCGTGCACGCAACAGCGGATACAGGACTGCCAACTGGAGGTTACGCAACAGGCCGGCAGAGTGCTGGTTGACGTTCGGATCTTTCAGGACCAGGTTGGCGCTGGTGAGTTCTTCGATGTAGCGAGATTCCATCACCAGGCAACGGACGCGCGCTGCGGCGATGGCCGCTACGTTCTTCGCCGTGCGCTCCAGGAAGGTGGCGTAGGTCACGTCTTCCACAAACGGGCTATTCGCCCAGAGGTCTTGAGCGAGGTCGATACCGTAGTGGAGAGTTTCCGGGTAGGTGAACTCGAGCGGCTTACCGCCCTTCTCGATGTTACGGAAGTGGTCGAGAATCTCGTAGCCAATCACCTGGATTTTCAGATCACCTTCTTCATAGGTGATTTCGATCTTGTCGGCACTTGGGCGCGACAGACCCTGATACTTGCCCGGCGGGTGGGCGTAGAGGAACTGCACCAGATGGTGGTTCTTGATGCCGTAATCGGTCGAATGGACCGCGGCCTTGATCGGCATTACACCGCGGTTATTACAGGCTACGTAGATACCTTCAAATACAGGGAATGGGACGTTCATGCCTTACTCCGTTGCTTCGATTCGCTCGAAGGTGTAGTAGGTGTGGGACGGAGTCTGGAACTCCGGCGCTTTGGGGTTTGATTCTTTCACGTCACGCAGATGCTGCCGCACCCACTTATCTTGAGGGAGGCGGAAGTTCTTGATGACAGTATCGTACTTCGGTGCTGTCTTGTGGACCAGCGTCAGGAACACAGTACCGACGATGTCGAGGGCTTCTTCGTAGATGCTGGCGCCACCGACAAAGAAGATCCACTCGGTGTCGAACGTACGGGCCAGTTCCAGAGCTTCATCGACACTGGACACGCCATAGATTTCGTTCTCTGGATCATGCACCTCGGAAGCGTATTCCGGCGAGCGGGTGACGACGATACGCTTACGACCGACCATGACAGCCGGCATCGATTCGTGAGTACTACGCCCGGAGATGATGACGTTACCCGTGGTCAGGTCTTTGAACCGGGGAAGATCACCTTCGAGTTTCCATGGGATGGTGCCCTTGTAACCTATCTCGCCGTTTGCAGTAGCTGCGACGATCATGGCGAGTTTCCCTTTGACGGGATCAGCCATTTCCAGTTGGAATCGCGAAAGATCGAGAGACATAGGAATCCAAAATAAAAAAGTTGGCAGGGGGAAGAAGTCCCACGCTAGGACATAGCCTAGCGCGGGTATGTGAAACGTTACTCGAACACGAACCGGAAGGTGGCGTTCTCGAGGCTGATGGTGACGCCCTCACAAGGCTCGAAGACCTCGTTGTGCAGCTTAGGACCTACTTGGCTTTCCAAGGCCTCGTAGTCGATGTCGGTGATCTTCTGCACCAGCGCCGAGTCAGGGTAGTGACCAGGGTTGGCGTACAGGGTGATCGTCACGCCAGGCCAGAGCGTGTTGATTGCCGCCTTGATGCCGGAATGACGATTGGTGCTGAACGCCCACGGGCCGATGTCGACACTGATCTCGCGCGAAATCTCATCGACGTCAACGTTGACCACGTTTTCGTGCTTGGTGATGTCGTTGATGGTAGTCAGGCTGAACGTAGTGATGGCGTCGCTCAGTTCGACTTCCTTACCAGCGGCAGTCATCACCATGGTAGGCTTGCGCTTGAAGTCCATCTTCCGCAACACGGAGCTCAACGAGTCGACCGAGTGGTCCAAGACACTGGCGCCGAGTATACCAAACGGCGTCGAGAGCTCAAATCCGGTGAGTTCGCGGCGCGCAGAACCCAGAGCGCCGACACGGTCCGCAGTCTTGTAGGCGAGCCAGTCGGTATAGTCCAGCGCTTTGAGCAGCTCGATGGCCAGCAGGTTGATCTGCTTGTTCAGCAAGGCATGGTTGACGACAACGCCATGGCGAGAGGTGAACGAGAAGTCCTGCTCAACACGGAAGTAGAACTTACGAGTGAGTGGCTTGGTACCGTGGGTGAGGCTGACGTAGTGCGTAGGACGCAGATCAGCTGGAGAGCCGATAGCTGTCCATGCATGCAGGTCGATGAGGGTAATGGTACCCCAATCATGGATCTGCATTTCGCCTTCTTCAACCACGTATTTATCGCGCTCTTTGATCATGGCTTCTGCAGTCATGTTGTCAGTCTCAGGATTGATTTCGCGCAGCTTGGTGACTTCGCCACGCATTACGAGGCTGTAGAACTCAATGAGCGCTTCTGCCTTTTCGCCGACCAGGTCTTCGTACAACTTGTCGTCGAACACTTCACAGAAGTGACAATTGTCGGTTTCGAAGACTTTGATCGGGACGCCGTAGCGGTCCTTCTCGAGCTTACGCGTCGACGGCATTTCGAAGTCTGGGAACAGTTGACGGTAATTATCGCGCATCTCGTTACATCTGGCCTTGATGTGCGCGCGTGGATCGGCAACATCAGGAGTAACGCTGAGCTTGGTGTACTTACCGTCCACAATGGCTTTGAACACCTTTGGCCACCAGGCAGACCGCTGGCTGTCGATGAGACGCTCAGCGACTTCTTGAATGGCGCGTACCTCGAAGCTACCGTTCAAGTATTGGTAAACGACGAAGCGCTCGCCCGCTGGCAGTTCTTCGGGTTTGGCAACGGCGACATCTACGGTGTCGAGGGTCGGGTATTTAGCCAGGAATTCTTCGCGGGCAGTTTGTTTCTTTGCAGTCATTATACAGCTTCCTTGTCCATAGTTGGGATAATGCGGTGAGTTGGAGTGCGGTTGTTTTCGACAGCACAGTGCGCGTCGCCGAGCTCGAATTCATTCGTCGGCGGCTTGCAGCCGGGGTACATCAAGGCGTAACGCTCCTCGAACGTCAACTCCTCGGTATTGGTTCTGTCCTCAGGACAGAACACATAGCCGGGGTAGCGATTGTCGAGAAGATGTTTGGGGATGTAACGAACCATGCCTGCATCGCGCAAGATCTCCACGACCTTGTGCCCGGCTTTGCGGTTCTTGTGGAACATCTCAACCAGAGGGTCTTTCTTACCGCGATGCTCCCAGAACATCTTCATGCGGAAGAACAACTCACGGTCCATACCGCCAGCGCTGCCGATGCAGCCAGGGTGGTCAGTGGCCATGTAGTAAGGTTCGACATCAGGAGCCGCGTCCTCTTCCTCGTAGATGAACTCGAGGATGTACTCGATGAACTGAGCCACCGCCGGAGAGCGGATACGGCCTTCGCCACAATGGACGATGATCTCCTTACGAGACTCTGACGCTACCAACGCGAAGTCGATGATCGAGAGGATGTGCTCGTCGGTGATTTGACCTTCCGGCTTGACCTTCGACATGTTCATCGGATCGAACTTCAGCTGCAAGAGCTGAATGTGGTTAGCGTGGTAAACGGCTGGCGAGTCGTAACTACCGCGCAGGCCGATCAGTCGCGTCGGCTTAGTCAGCGCGACAGCAGCTTCCTTACTGATGAAATGAATCTTTGGCATGGGGTTTCCTTACTTGAAGAACGCTACGTAGGCTACGCAGCCGATGATGGAACCGAAGACCAGGATATCGCGAATGACCCTCCCGGCTTTCCTTTTGAATGTTGCCAATTGCTCGCGCTTCCTTTGCTGATGTAATTCCGCGAGGCCGTGTTGGAAGCCCTTACGGTAAGACCACATGGCTGCGTTCTTGAACACCCCATGGCGTGGCCTTCGTTTGAGCTTCCATTTACCAGATAGTGCGTCGCGTTTACCTTCCTCGTACCAGAGCTTGGCACGCTGAGAGTTCTTACTCATTCGCCGTAGACCAAATCGAATGTGATGATGCGATCGATTTCTTTGTGCGTGCTGACTGTCGGTTTTAGAAGTGACCGCATCGCCATACGCGCTTTGCCCGGTTCTGCGAACATGTCTTTGGCGATCTGACCTTTAGGTCCAGCAAACCGAAGTTGGCCGAGCAGGAAAGCTTGATCGTCTTCGTACCGCATATGCACGTTACGCACCAGAGCACAAATGTCATCCATCTCGATATTCTGAAATGCAATGATCGCATCTTCCGATGTGGCGTGCGCACGTCGAGTCGGTCCGCCTAAGGTGCAATAGAGTGTCCGCATTTTGTTGAGTCGGGCAATCTCCTTGTGGAGATTACTGTTGATCTCGTACGTGAAGCCGGTATGCGGGGACGGCGTATGGAAATTCCCGAGCAGCACTACGTAATACTCACCTTCCTTGTGGAGGTTGTTACGTTCCATTATCTCTCCAATCGTTCTAACGCATCAGCGTATTCGTTAAGTTCACGAACCTTCTTTATCAGTTCGCGACGTTCTCTGCTGTAATGGCTTAGATCCCTGAGGTCCACTTCAAACGCAGCAGCCCTTAGTCGTAGACTCTCAGGGTCCGAGCATTCGCCGTAGACCTTTGCGTAGACCCTAGCCCTTAACGCTGCTAGGGTCCTGGTCATTCGCCGCGAGAATGATTCGTTTCGATCATGCGATCGACAGGGATTGTCTTGACTTTGCCCTTACGGGCGATGTAGCGGACTTCACCGCCGGTAGCCTTGTCGTACTGGCGGGCCAACTGAACCGCCTTAGCCGCGCTGAGGCCGAGCATGTCCATGCCGCAACGAGCCACGTCAGCACCAGATCCAGCGAAGTACGGGAACTTGGTGATCTTCTTGACGGTGAACTTGTGCTTGATGCCCATCTTGAGTTCGAAGAAACTCTCCTTGGTGAGAACCAGCACGGTACCGGTGGGCAGAGTCTGATTTTCTGTCGTGGTGGCTTTCAGGAGTTCAATAGCCGCATCAAGATCCATCCCGGTGAATATGGCGTGGACGAGGCCTTGGGTGAGATTCACCGTACCGGCAGTGGCGACAGCGACGACACGTTCGCCTTGGAAGGACACCGCCTTCTTAGGTACTTGAAGCTTCTCAACGAACGACGCAGTTGCGTTGATCGATTCCTTACAATGGACGCAATGACGATCGCCCGAGCCCATGCCGCGGCTACGCTGAGAGTCGGCTGCCAGAGTGACGCCATCGAATACTACAGTCGTCATTAAACCATGCCCCCGTGATAGCTACCGGAATGAAAGCGCTTACTGATGCCGATACGACGCTCCAGCGCCGTTTCGTAACCTTTTGACTCAAGCGCTTGAGACGCCATGCCGAACGTCGAGTTCATGTTGATCTTGAGCTGCTGGATCTCAGCCCAACGGCGGATCTGCAGCAAGAAGTAGTTCTTGAGAACCGACGGCATCTTCTTGAGTTTGTTGCGGCCGAACTTGTCGATGCCTTTGTTACGACCGATGTAAATCTTGGACTTGCGCATTACTTAGCTCCCTTGCGTTTACCTACGAGTTCTGCTTTATTCCAGCATTGGCGATAGATGAGGGCCTGATCCCCACCTTCATCAAGACACTTGCGCATGGCGACCACAATGGCATCACTGCCTTCCATTCGCTGCGGTTTGTCTAACTGACCGTTAGAGGCGGCGATTATCGCCAGACCTGTCAAGACCAAACCTACAGCTACGATTAAAGCACCACGCATTTACCTTTCCCCAGGTTATGTTATCTCCATCCGATAATGTGGTATCTTATTAATTTACACAGCACAAAAAAAAAGAAAGCACCGACAGTACCTTTCGGTACTGTCGGCGTTCATTACAGCAGATCCTCGGCGAGCGTCGCCAGTAATGCTTCTGCCATGACGTAGTATTGACCAGCCATCAGCCACTGGGTTTCGCTATCCATGCCCGGTACACCGATCGTGATCTTATCTTCGGAGGCCGAGTAATGGATGTACAGCTTCGAGGTGCTGCCGAACCGCATGGTCATACTCCCGCTCGGGAAATGGACCAGCTGGACGGTGAAGAGAACCCGATGGCTTACTCGGAACGCTCTGACGCAGTTCTCTTTCTTCCATTCGAACTTGTGCTTCTTGAACAGTTCGAGGAAGTCGGCTTCCAGTTCTTCACGGGTGCGTACATCGATCGGGAGTACCTTCACTTACGCCCCTCCAGATCTCTCCAGGCCTTGTCGAGTTTTGCTAGATGCTTATCCAGCTCATCGAACTTCTTGTCTTCCCACAGCTTGGCCGCATCGCTACCGCGCTGGATGGCTTGACCTTTATAGCGGATTACGTTGACGTACATGGCTTTTCCTTAAGGACTTCCTACGAGATACCTGAACTGTTTGCAGCAGCGCAGGATCTCTTTGTGTTGGGGATGCTTCGGCTCCAGCTGTTCGAAGTACTGAGCTACTTTTACCTGGTAGATGCCCAGATCGATCGCCCGCTTACCGTCATCTGTCGCGATGTGGGCGGTGCGGAAAATCCTGGTGGCGATCAGGGCTTTGAAACCATCGGCGGTGAAGTCGAAGGTAGCCCCATCTTCTTCATCTCGACCATCGTAGAACAGGATCGTCAGCATGTCGTCTCCTTACAGAGTAAGTATCTTGAACCCCGCCATCTGAAGAGCTACAACCCAACCCGCAAGCATTACCGCAGGGTAGATCAAGCCCCAAGCTTTGATGTGATCGACGATCTCACCAAAACCGCTGAGATGGATTTCCCATTTGCGAATGTCTTTGATAGACGCGCATACGCCGGCGATTTTGAAAGTGATGATTGCACAAAGTACCAACGCCGACAGGGCGATGCTAAGGTCCACTTACTTCAACTCCAATTAACAAAAAGAAAGGCGGGGATTTCTCCCCGCCGATTTATGCCGCTTACGCGACTTTCGAATTGCCGTGCAGTTCGAACCACCGGTCAGTAGTTTCGGTGATGTGCTGATCGACCTTCGCACAGATGTCGGTGTGGTTAGGATCAACCACGAAACCGCCATCCATGAAGATCGGTTTCAGCAGACCAGACTTGACGTGGATCTCGGCGATCTTCATATCTTGCTCTTGGTTGAGCACGATACCTTCATCGCTGTCGATCAGCGCCAGCAGGCCTTTGGCCGACTTCTTCAGACCGTCACCGGTGGCTGGGTCTTTGTACAGCTCGACCATCTCACCATTGACCATGGTCGCGGTAGCCTTAACGGCAATGCCGAAGGTATCGCGAGTCAGGTAGTTGTAGGTGTAGGAGCCGACGCCGAACACGACGTTGCACGATGCGAAACCTTTGATCGCCAGACGACGGCAGATTTCTTCAGCGCGGTGTACGGTGATGGAATCGCCGTAGATCAGGCCGATGCGTTCGTGCAGAACTTTGTAGCCGCGTTCGGTTTCGGTACCGCCGAAGGTTTCCCACAGCAGCTCGATGGCACCCTTCTCTTGCGCCGACAGCTCGACCTGTTCGATCTTGTAGCCGTTGCGGTAAGTGCCCTTACCCATGACCATGACTTCGACACCGCGCAGCTCGAGCAGGTCATGCAGCTCACGATACGCTTTGAAGCGGACCGGGTCGGTGCAATCGGCGCTGATCGGGAACGGGTAGTCGAACAGGGCGGCGGAGCCCATCACGTCGGTCATCAGTTCGTCGTAGTAGCTGTGATCAACCGCAGGCAGATCGGCCTTGACCTGACTGATGGTGCGGGAGATCGCTTTACCGGCGATACTGGTGGCTTTGTGAATCTTGCCTTCCGGATCTTTGAAGTAGACGAACTCCGGCTTGTAGTTCACCATCTGAGCTTCGGCAGCAAGCTGGTCCAGGATTTCCACGCCGCAGATGATTTCTACAGGATCGCCCGAGTCAGGACGGATGACCAGCTTGGCCATGCCGTTCTCGTCAGGCAGACGAGCCAGGATCTCTTCCTTCAGCGAAGGCAGGACCGAGGTCAGTACGCCAAAGAAGTCGAAGCTGTCGCACACCAGGCCCAGCATGCCGGTCTTGAACTTGACGGTCAACATTTCCTTGATGAAGCCACGCTCTGCTTCCAGGCGCATGCCTTTCAGTTCAGAGAGCAGCTCTTCTTCGGTAGCGCCTTCGGCTCGACGAGCCTTGACCATCTGACGCAGCCGACTCAGGATGTTCGCGGTTGCCACCGAGTGCTCAGTCGCAGGAATGGTACCTGCGATCATCACCTTCTCGGCATCGCCGTTGTACATCTGCTCGATGTAGTCGATGGCCGGCATGGTATCACTGCCGGTGAACACGCGCAGGTGAGCCGCGCCGCAACGAGCGCCATCTTCCATACCCGACATGCCACGGTACGAGAAGTCGTGAGCCTGGAACTTGACGAAGTCGGTAGGCACGCCGGTGATCTTGGCCCACTTGGTCAGGACGCGACGGTACTCGAACGCAATGGTGCCGACGGTAACCTGTTTCCAGGTCATGTTCGACATGATGGTTTCGAGGAACTCGGCCAGCCAGAAGAACTCGGAGCCTTCATCGATGACATTACCGTTGCTGTCGTAGATGACGTACATAGGCACGCCAATCGGCAGACGGGTACCTTCTTCCACGCCCAGGATACGCAGCGGCAGGTGACCGATATCGTGCAGGTTGGCAAGGGACTTGGCCGATACCTTGTCTTTGCCGATGTAGGTGTCGCAGCGGCGCTTGAACTTGTAGAGCACGTCGGACTTCGGCTTGCTGAAGAAGCTCTCTTCCCACATGCTGACGATTTCATGCAGCGCGGCTACGTGACCGGTGACCAGGATCTTACGGTCCCACATCGAACTACAACTCGGCGATCGAGCGAAGATCTTGTCGCTACGCGCGGTGCTGTTGGCGTAGAGGAACGACGAACCGTCGGGATACATCGGACCATGGCCTTGTTTGTAGCCATCGGTACCGGTAGGGCCGAACATCTTGAAAGCTTTGAACAGTTTCTTGAGAGACATGTTACGTCCTTGCTTGCGGGTGGGTGTTTAAACTTCGAGCCAGTGGTAGCCTTCGCGCACTTCGCCGTCAGGGCAGAGCGGGCCACGTCCTTTACCGTGGAACGAGTTGGTGCTGTAGATCGCATCGAAATACTTCGGCATTTCGTCGTAGCCGTGGCTGAAGATGCCGTGGGTTACGAACAGCGACATGTACTTAGCGCCTTTCTCACGCAGCTTCTTGGAAAGCTCCATGAAGGTACGGCCGCCATCACAGATGTCGTCGAAGATGATGACATTCTTGCCATCAACATCACCGTAGATCTCGGTGTGGGAGATCTTGCCGGTAGCTGGGTCACGGTGCTTACTGGCCACGATGACTTCAGACGCCTTGAGCTCTTTGGCGTACTGGTAGGTCTTCTTGAGCGCACCGGCATCAGGAGCGATCAACACCAGACCTTCGGGCAGGTGGAGCTTACCGATGTACTCCAGGGCGCTGACGTTGACACAGTTGTTGATACCGGTCATGGCGCCTTCGGAGTGAGCGTCCACGATGGTCACGGTTTCCGCATTGATCGAATTGATCATCTGCCCAACCACTGCCAGCGACAGAGCCTCGCCTTCGTTGCAGACGCGGTCCTGACGAGCGTACGGCAGGTACGGGATGAACAGACGTACTGCACAGCCCGGCCAGCGGCGACGCACAGCGTCAGCGGTGAGCATGAGACCGATCAGCAGGTCGGAGCTGCTGAGGTGGGCTACGATGGTCACGTCAGGACGGATCATCGGTGCATCGCATGGATCGAGTTTGACATCGATCTCACCGCCCGGGAACTTGCCAATCTTGACAGCGATGTCGCGGGACATTACGCCAGTGGCGAAGTTCATGGTGGCAATTACTTTGATCATTACTTTACTCCAAAGTGTTCCATCAGCATGTTCAGGTACAGTAGTTTGTGGGCTTTGATTTTACGGATGAACGCGAGTCGCTTCTGCTCGTCATGACAGACATCACCCTTCGCATTACCGCATTCGAAACACACGACTTCTAAATTGTTCATGTCGAGCAGGAAGCCGTACCGTTTCGCCCGGCGACGAAGGATTCTCAAGTCAGCATTGTGTTCTTCGGCGATACGTCTGCCGCGACGGAGAACCCACCAGCATGCCAGGAAACTCCCGGCAAGAAGGCCTATGACAAAGGCCCCGATTACGAGGAGTGTTCCCAGCATGATTACTTTCCTTATACAGCGACAGGGATGTCCATGAACGGACCGTGGGTATAGCCGGTGATCTCAACATCGCTGAACTTGATGTCGTCGATGTTGTCGAACTTACCGTTGATGACCATGCGGGCATCGAAGTCACCGTCGGAGTCGCGCCAGATCAGCTCTTTGATCGCATCGACCTGGTTGAGGTAGATGTGAGCATTGACGCCGACCGTTACGAGTTCCATCGGAGCGTGGTTGGTGACGTGAGCTACCATGTGCAGCAGGTAGGCGTACTGAGCTACGTTGAACACGGCTCCCAGCGGCAGGTCGCTGGAACGCAACAGGACGAAGCAGTTCAGGCCACGACGCGGAATGTCTTGCTTGTCGAGATATTCATCGACGCTACCAGCACCGCCTTGGGGAAGCTCGACGTCATCGCGATGTTTGTACTTCAGCAGCTTCACGCGTTGCGCCATGGTGAGCACTTGCGAGGTGAACTGGAAGTACAGGTGACATGGAGGAAGCGCTGCCTGCCAGGTACGGCCGGGGTTGTGAGCAGTCACGATGATCCGACGGTCATCCGGGTTGGTGCGTAGCGTATCGATACAGTTCTGCAACTGGTCGATGCTGCGGTGCATGACCGAGTGACCGAGAGTGGTGAACTCTGGCTGAATCTCGCCCCACTTCAAGTAGCCCTGCTTGATGTAGTCGGAGAAGCTAGGGACGGCATTGTCAGCATTGGACACTACTTGCCAATCCTGCCATTTGCGCCACTGTGCGCCGTAACCACCCGCACCGATGTCAGCTTCAAGCAGAGGCCACGCATTGATGCCGAAGAAGTCCAGCAGTTTCTCTACCCGTTCCACTTGGGCGTTGTTGAGGATATCGTCCTCGAACTTGCCGTTGCGGAACACGACCACCGGGACGGTCTTGGTTTCAGCAGGATCGTCCTCACCCATCATGATAGCGCCAATGATTCGGCTCCATTCATGTTCGCGGTTCTTCGACAGGCGCGCCAACCGACGCTTGAGCGACAGGCGCTTCGGCACGTTACGGCGGCGTGGGATGCCGCTGTAGTCGAGGATGTGGTTGAAACCGTCGACCTGGTCGCGATCGAACCCGAAGTTACTGGCGATGTTCGGATGCTTGAAGTCCAGGTACTCGTACGGCTCACGACCACCGCCCGGATGGAACCCATGGAGGAACGGCACCACCATGTAGACCTTCCCCGTCTGTATAGCCAGCTCGATACGTTCTTGGGTGGTGAGTGTGTCGCCTTCCACAGCGTCCCAGAACTCGTACACGCGAGCTACGCCAAACTGGTCAAGGAACTTGTGGATCTCATGGATGTCAGCATCGGCCAGATTGGAGTAAGTCACCTGCTTCGAGCTTCGCCCGGGCAGCAGCGAAAGTCTTTCGGGACCACCAATGCCGCTGATCTCGATGCGACGTTCGATGAACTTCTGGATCGCCTCGGTATTTTCGAGGGTGGTGCACGACAGGTCGATACGCTGCTGGCAAGTGCGGCGCCTGATGCGCGGCTCATCGTACTTGTCGGTGCCCTTGATGAACCAGCTGTCCCAGATACCTACCTTGTTGTCGCGCAGGTACTTGATGTTGGTGTTACCGGAGACGAACCAATGCATCTCGTGCTGGAACTTCTCAGGTAGGATACCGCGCAGGCTGATGATCGGCATCTGACCGAACTGGCAGTCAAAGCGCATGACCGCTGCGTGAGTGGCGTAGGTACCCACCCCGGTGCGGTCCTCTTGGAACCAGCCGTGATCGAGGCAATGGCGATACTTGTCGACGAACTGAGCATCAACAAGGTTGTGGATTACTGGATCGGACATCAGTTTGCTCCCAATGGTCTTCTATCTAATTAGCCGGTTTTGTATGTTTTGATTTGAACAATCGCTCATGAGCCGCCATGGCCGCAATGCAACCAAATGACCCACCTATTCCAGAGGTCAGTAAGATTACCCAGCCGCCCATGACGATGAACGATACACTAGCCACAGCACACGTCGTTACCAGCCACGATGTCAACCAAGCCGACCAGTAATGGCCTGCCATGATGTTTCGCGACTGGAAGGCTTTGAGGAAGGCCTCAGTAAACGTGGTGAGCATGCTGCCAAGATACAGGATCGCCATTGCGATGTGGTGATAGTCTTCCTTGGTGAGTGCGTCCAGGAAAGGGAAGATGGCGAGAACATTATCCCGCCACCAGCCTTGCTGTAGCAGACCGAGCAGACCTGATTCCAGGAATGTGGTCATCGTACTCATCAGCGGATCACCACCGCCGACGACTGTTTAGGCTCATCACCAGGACCCCAAGCCGAACGGATGTTGCGATTATCGGCACTTCCGTACATCACCGACTTGAAGTCAAGCCCGAAGCGGGCAGCGTCAATGAACCAGACGCGCTTCAGTTCCACATTAGGGTCTTGTACGCTGTAGACCACTTCTTCGGCAATAAGCTTACTGAAGCGAACAACATCAAGAACTGCGAATTCACGTTTGTCCCAGTCGATATCTGGAGCGAACTTGAAGAAGATCGCCCAGTCTTTCTCGCCCTTGTCGGTCTTCATGCGGATGTGCAGATAGCCGTCAGCATCAGGGAGTTTCACGAGGTCTTTTTCGTTACTGACGCAGATGCTCATGCCCGGGAAGAGATGGATAGGTTCAGCGAAATACGAATCCTCCCACGGTACCTGAGTGAAGTCATCGGAGGTCCAATCATTCATTGGGGACAGCATTGCTTCGTTGGCCATTTTTTTCTATTTCCTTACATTGAGGGACATAAAGCCCCGCCATTGCTGGCGGGGCGTGGATCAACCTACCACCGGCGCAAGGTCTGCGCTGATGATGAACTGCGACCAGTTTTCGTAAACGTCGATGGTATCATCCAGCTCAAAGCCGGTTTGCCATTTGACGTCTTCGATTGCATCTTCTTCGCCCGAAGTGACTTCAAGTACTGGCTGTACTTCAACATCGAAGTACACACCGAGGTGAGTCTTGCCGACGTCGTCCGTGGTGTCATAGATGAAACCTCGCGCTTCCACGCAGAAGTATTCAGGATCATCGGCAATGGTTACGAACTTGCCAAGACCTGGGTGGTAGAACCGCAGCTCTTCGTCTACCTCACGGATGAACGAAGCGCGCAGCGTCTGGTAGGCGTAGATCACGCCTTTCGGGCTACGGACGTAGTCGATGGAATCGACATGACCTGCAAACCCTACCGAACGCTTGCCGGACAGACGCACTTCACCGTTGTTCTGGTCAGGGCGCTTGTACGACAGGGTGGACTTCTTATTACCTTCACCTGGCCACTTCGACACGGTGCCGTAGGGGATGAAGTGCAGCTCCGTACGAGACGCTTCCATCCGCTTACGGGTACGCGAGACGATGTCCCAGCGTGCGTCGTGGCAGAACTTCTCGACGTCTTGCTTGATCACGCCCTGGCGCGGAGTGTTCAGCAGGACGATTGCCTGCATGATCTCCAGGCCGAAGATGCTCTCAAGCTGCTTCTCGTACTTGTATTCTTCGTTGATCGGCGACATGTTTATTCACCCTTCTCGTCAGCGACGAAACCACGGCTGCGCGGCAGCATGAATTCAGCGATAGATTGGACCGTGTCGTACGGACGCTGATCGTTGGCATCGATGACGACGTGCAGTTCGATACGACCATCGTTCAAGGTTCTGATCGATACCGAGCGGTCGATGCCTTCCAGACGCTGGAGAGGATGTTCGTCGATAGGTGTCGAGATCGCAGCGCAGCCGCGAACAGCTTCGCCGATGCGAGCCGGGATGATGGCGTCAAGGCTGCGCGACGGCTCCGGGAGATCGAACCAACGTTCAGCCGGGTAGCGGCTACCTTTACGAAGATGGTGGGTGCCGAAGTTGGTTGCGAAGTTGTCGACCACGACCATGACATCGACGAGGACATCAGGTTTGTTGGTCATTGCCATCAGCATGTTGCGGATGACATTCGCGCTGACTTCGGTATTCAGCGAATACAGTTGTGCGGTATTCCAGGTGGTCTCGACCCAGAATGGCACAACGGCGTTCATGAAGTTCAGGCCTTCGGTGTACTCGACGAATAGATGGCCAGCAGGCGCACCTTCCTGAATCGCAGTACCGACCTGAGGAGCAATGATGAAGCCTGGGAGGACTTCAACACCGCCGGCAAGCCAGAGGTCAGGGCAGTTTTCGGTCGGGATCGGCTTAACCGGATCCATTGCACGGCCTGGCTCGATATCTGCGTGAGCACCTTCGGCCATCAACGAGTCGATGGTCATGGTCGGACGCTTGCGCAGATCACGATCGATCTCACCCAGGGTTGGGAGGATCTGTGCGAACACTTGCTCGACGTCGACGTTAGCGTCAATGACGCGATAACGATCAGGCTCGCTGAGAGCGAGGTCCAGATAAGCCTGCTCGGCGCGGGCGTAGTAATCGGAACCCTTGAGCTCCATCGCATCGCGAGTGGAACCTTCAGCGCGCTGGAGTTTGGTGTTCACATCAGCGGTCAGCAGGAAGGTCATGTCAGGAACGACCTCACCCACGACATGTTTGTCGAGCATGTTGATCAGTTCGACAGGCGCACCGCCGCCGGCGATCTGGTAGGCATAGCTCGAATCGACATAGCGATCGGTAATGACGATCCAGCCGTCAGCCAGCAGCGGCTTGATGAGCTGGTTGATGTGAATGTCGCGTGCTGCGAAGAACAACAGGAGCTCGGCGATGTCGGAAATCTCCTGCCCGTCCTTCCTTTCGGCAAAAAGAAATTCACGCAGCTTTTCCCCTGCTGGGGTCCCACCTGGCTCGCGAGTGTAGTGCACTCGGAAACCAGCATCTTCGTAAAACTTGCCAATCTTGGCGCGTTGAGTACTCTTGCCTACCTTGTCGGTACCTTCAAGAGCAATCAGATAACCTTTCTGTTGAGTCATTGGTTACAGCCTCCGGTTGTACTACATGATAACCGGAGGCTGTAATCTTTTACTTAACGAGGAACGGCATCAGATCGCCGATTGGATTTTCGCCACCGCCTGCGTGGCCGGTGACGACTGCCATCAGCTTACCGCTCTTCTTATCAATGGTCAGCTTCTGGAGGATCAGCGGCTGGCCGCGGTATTCGCCTTTACGCATCGTTACCACCATGCCTGGAATCGGGCTCCACGCATCAGTAACGTCGATCACTGGGGTCGGTCCGGTTTCATCAACCAGATCGCCTTCAATCAGGGATCGTTCCAGACGTGCGATGATTTCAGAGTTCATCGAACGGTGATGTTCACGAGCTACTTCTGCGATACGCTCACGCATGCCATCAGGCAGACGAACAACGAATTTGTCAGCAGTGCGGGAGGAGTATACAGCTTGTTTCATTGGACGCATTTACAACTTCCTTTTAAGATAATGACCTTCACGGTCGGTATGGTATTGCAGGTCTACAATGTGTGACCGTAGTTAATTTAACTGCATAAAGCCCCGGTGTCAACCGGGGCGTTATGTTTATTTGACGGAGGCCGAGATCAACTTGTCGAGCGCTTTGAGCGTTCTGACGAGCTGGTCGATCATTGGCTGGTCGTAATAGTAGTTGACGGGGTCGTAGGAGTTATCCACCAACTCAGTCACCGAGTAGAACGCGTTCTCGTTCTTCTCGTTCTTCTCGAACTTACCGTTGCGAGCAGCCCATTTGAAATCGTCCATCACGTCGGTGTACCACCACTCATGACGACCGTACTGATCGTCAAGGATACCAAGGATCCTGAACATGAGCTTACCGGCTTTCTCCACACCGTTGACGGTAAGGGCTGGCCAGTAGCTTGGGCTGTTCTGAGGCTCTTGTACGATGGAGTGGTAGATGTCGCGTTTGACTTCGATCTTGAAGTTACCGAGTGTACCGCGCGGCACTTTCAGCGCATTCATTGGTCCTGCGATCTTGGCTTGCTCAGCCAGGAGCTTGACCTTTGCTTCGGTGTAGTCATCGGCTTTGAGGAATTCACCCCAGAGCGTTTCCATCTTGCCCATGTACTTGGTCATTTCCCGACTGTAATCGATCAGGAACTTCTCGATCTCGTTGACGCCTTTCTCGATGCCGTCGAGCAGGTTCTGAGGCCAAGGCTTCAGGCGTAGCAGAGGACCAATGTCACCGAACGGGATCATGGCGTCGGTCACTTCGATCTGCGACAGCCATTCCTTGTTCGTGTAGGTGCCCTGCACCGTCTTCTCAGCTTTCTGGATGAAGGTCCACTTCGATTCGTAGATCTCGTTGCTGTCTTCATCTTTCTTCTTCGTGCCGCTGAAGAAGTTGGTCAAGCCGACCACGATATCCCACAGCAGGCCTTTAGCCTCCATGGATTCATCGCCCTTCTTGTCATCTTTCTTTTTGTCGCTCTTCTTTTCTTTCTTATCCTTCTTGTCGTCGTCTTCTGCTTTCTCCGGCAGATTCTCGTACCACTTAGGATCTTCCTTGCGTTTCTTCTTATCTTCGGCGTGCCACTCCCTGGCTTGTTCCTGGTTTATGTGGCGGGCCTCAGCGAAGTCCTTGTTGTAAGACGCGATCTCGAAAAGCTTGTACTGGGCCTTACTTTTGCTGGGCATACTTGCCACTCCGCTGACAAAAAAAAAGAAAGGAATGAGGCGGCTGGGCCGCCTCTGACATATCCTTACTCGGCGCGTATGCAGCAGCCGATTGCGGTGTAGCCATAGACCATGAAGGTCGAGTATACGGTGGCCCAGATGCTCCACGACATACCGAAGTAGTTGTAGGCGATCAAGAACAGCCCCAAACTCACGACGTCGATGCTGGCGGACCATTTACCCAGCGCACGGTGGTAGCTGACCAAGTAACGCGCACCTTCCCTGAAACCAATCCCGTAGATCAGGATGCCGACACTGAAAGTGGCGCCGCCGACGGTAAGTATAGCGATAACGATGTCGATGAAGTTAAGCATTGGTTGACCTCCTCGGTCGATGGTTGAATCGAGTTACATGTACCCGCGTTTGTGGAGTTGGGAGATTACGATGTTGGCTACAACCACTACGGTTACGCCTACAGCTACACTGCGAAGAAAGTTAGCCATGATGTTACTCCTCGGTTAGGGACAAAAGACAGCGCATGTCTATGCTGGTAATGTGTGCCTTGGGAAATTTAGAGTGCGATTCGCTGCGCACGCGCATACAGCAAGCGCGGCCAGATCGCACTCTTCTTTATGCCGTCCACAGTGGAGAGGTGTTGATAGATCTCTTCCAATTGATCGGCGCGGTTATCTCCGTAGAGCGGAGATGGCTTGTCATGACACTGGGCGAATGCGCACCAGTCACGATACTTCAGATCGTCGATGATAGTGACGATCCTCACGTAGTGGTGCTTGCCGTCCACGGTCTTGCGCAGCATGGCTTGTTCAGCCAGATCCGCTTTGCGCAGCAGTGTGTAGTGCAGGCACTTCTGCCCATGGAACTCGTAGTGCTCAGGGAAGAACACTCGACCTTCAGCATCGTGGGTTACCTTTACTTGACCTTCCATGTTCATTCTCCTTGCACCGATGCAAAAGCGGCGCGAGCGGCCTGGGCGTTGCCAGATTCGTTGAAGAAGTTGTTGGCAGTCATGCTAGCGAACAGTGCGCCAATCATGATACCAGTCAGGGCCAGCTTAAAAGGTTTGTATTTCATGTTGACCTCCGCGGTCGTTGTATGTTCGGGTTAGGGTAGTCACTATTGACTACCCTTCCTAGGTTTAGCGTGTGATCGAATCTACGGCATTGCTCAGCATTTCGCGAGCTACCATCGGGGTGATGTGTTCAACATCGACGATGGTCTCGAGAGTCCACAACCAGATGATGTCATCCACCTCGTGCGGCATCTCGGTACGGTGCACGTTCAGCAGGGTGTTCTTAGCCACTGGGATGGTTACTTCCTCAGTGACTCGCTCCATGCCGAGGTTCATGCACCAGCGTTTGTACAGATCTTTCATCCGACGCTCGCCGGCTTCATCCGCGACGATGAAGCTGACGTAGAACCGGACCTTACCTTCTTCTGGCGCGCCGATGCTGCTGGCGAGCGTGGCGACGGTTGGGATCTTGTTGATCTTTCGGCAGATGCTGTGCATGCCGTGATCAAGTTCCGTCGGGTGTACCTTGCTAAAGCGGGCCTTCGCTTTAGCCACTTCTTTTTCACTGGCGTAAAACATGGCGGACCTCCGAGGTCTCAAGGTGTGCTATCGCGCTGACTATGTGTGACTGAAAACTTTTTAGATGCGATAAGATGCGGCATAAGCGGGCGGTTTCCCGCCCGCCGTCTATGCCGTTACCAGTCGTACACGTAGAGCGTATCGGTAACGTTGTTATCACCGAACCGTGCTTCGATCAAAGGCCTGACCTCGGTCCTGTAATCCAACGTCCCCGTCGTTTCGCCACATCCGATCCTCGGGATATGACACTCCGTGATTAGATTCTGCTCCATGTACTTATCGAGCCGCGCCAGCGTTACCTTGATGAGATCAGGAACGGATGGATCAGGCCAATGGTACTTGGTAGGAAGGAACGCTAAGGTGAATGCATCAACCTCGTAAGTTACGAGTTCGCCCGTTGCGATCCGGCCTCGTCTACATGCCTTGACGTAGTGCTCGTGAGCTTTCTTCCAGCGCTCCCGCATGTAACAGGCAAGGCCTTTACCAGCCACGCCTACGGTGTTTACCGGAATGCCTACGAGCGAGCCTTTAGGGGCCAGCTTCAGCATGTCTCCTTTTATATCGACAAGCATAGTCCTACCTCAGAATATCGCGCATCTCTAGAAGGACCTCTCTACCGTGCATGCTCTCGTAATACTCCAGTAGACCCGGAGATCCGTGGACCTGCAACATCTCCGTAGGTCTGGTTTCCATCTTCTTCAGCAGAGAGTCGTAGTCGCCATGAGCACTGGTGACGTCCTTGGCTGCATTCTTCGACATCCCAGGAATCCCTAGTGCATAGAGATGATCGGAAAACTCGATGGCGTGAGGGTCGTCGAGCATGGTCATCCAGTCCAGTGCATCGCGCATCGACATACCCACCTCGACCAAATGATGACCGCGCAGGGAATAGAGATCAGGGATGCCGCGCACCAACCCTTTGTCGTAAAGGGCCTTCACGGTTACTTGCTCGAGGGGAGCTTTCATCAGGTCGAGGTATCGCACGATCCTAGGGATTATCTGGTCACGGCAACTGTGAGACTTGGTGCACTTAAGAGAGGTCTTCCGAGGATAGGTCAGCAGTGCGCTGTTACACGACGGGCATTTGTCAGGTATGGCGGTTGGATGAGCATCGACTGGACGTTCGCATTTAATGACCGAAGTGATCTCACCGAACTTGTCGACCTCGATAGTGTCGCCTACCAATACCGCGTGATAACTGAGCAGGTGAACGTTACGCAGAACCACCTGACCTTTATCGTCGAGGACGATCACCGGCTTCACGTCACCAGTGCTCGCGGTCATGAACACGATGTCCGTGACCACGGCGCGTTTACCGTTTAGCATTGTCTACCGCCCTTTGCATTAGTACCGAGCTGACGAAGTGATCGACTCGGTTAAATACATCTTCGTAATAGAGGTTGTACACCGGGATGAAATGCTCTACGGCAATCCGCACGGCAGTCGCCGTACCGCCTTTCACCCGACCTTGTTTACCGGACGGGATAGCCCAGGTGAGCACAAAGTCCACGTTGCTGCAAAGATCGTCTCCTAGGACCTGGTACGGGTTCCTGGAATGCAGCATGATCCCCTTCTCATAGAGGCCGTGCCAACTACCGCGCGCTAGCTCCGCAATGATCTTTGCTATGTCGTAGTTCTCAAACTTAGTAGCGTCGTAAAAACCGTTAGCTGGATCATGATGGAGATCAGCCATTCCATCCCATGCGAGATAGATGCGGTTCTTTGACTTATCGGAAGCTTTGTGGCCGTAAGCGCCCTTTAGCGCTGCGTAGTCCATCCCTTTAGGACAGCCTCCTGAATAAATGGCATAGCCTAGCTCTACGAGGATGTTTGTGAACCTCTTAGCGAGCAGGCATACATTGTCTGGGGTTTCCCTCGAGCCGATGACGGCAACTCGTTTGGTAGCCACATTGCCTCCAAAAGATCCTATGGGAGTGGGTCTGTTTGCTACGATCCACCGTTTCTATAATAGCTGTGGCGAGCGTGTAAAATGACAGGTATTTTGAAGCAGCTATCGGCCAGTTGTATCGCTAATGTTGCCACGGATAACTACGAGGCCGAGGCTGCAAAGATCCTCCATCTGAACGACCAGATCGATCGAGCGACTCAGGCTCTCAACATCGTCAGCGGGTACGATCGTAAACTCGCCGATGGTTGGTTACCAACCACTCAGTTCGACCGCAGCAACTACCAGCAAAGCATGGAGAGCGCAAGTGCGCTCACTTATGACTTCATGCAGCTGGACGTCGGTTACAGCACTGAGGCCTCTGAAAAGTCTCCGGGTATGCTCAAGCGTATCTGGGAATGGATCAAAGCGGCCGTTTCCAACTTGATGAAGATGATTCGCAAGTTCATGGGGCTGCAGAAGACCAAGCTCATCCGCGTTGAGGCCGACCTCAAGAAGATGCTGGAAGCCATCGGTCGTATCGCAAAGGATAAAGCCGAGCCATTCTCCGATAGTCGCCGTCCTAACGACCCGTACGTGATCAACGCCAGTGGCGCGTTTGTTGGTACGGGGAACATTCGTTCAGGTCTGGACGCTTGTGCCAAAGCCACCAATACCATCGTCAGTAACATCGAGAAGTTGGTGAACTTCGACGCGACATCGGTAACTCCGGTCAAGAACAAAGTCGAGACCGGCGGTATGATCCGGAGCAAGTTAGGCCTTGAGTACAAATTCAATCTAATCGGCGAAATGAAGCTCGACATCGGCATCGCGACCGTTAACGTTGAGGGCCGTTCCGGTATGAAGCACCACACTTATACCGGCGCTGTACTCGCAGCCTCTGCCATGAAAGAGGCCTGCCAAACTTCCCTCAAAGCCATCGATGAACTAAGCAGTGGCGAAGCCGCTGCCGTCAAGTCGCTGAATAAGTTCGATCAGCGGATCGAGGCTATTCGTAAGAAGAATTACGAAGCGCTGGGCAATCGCCACTACGATGCCATGAAGCAGAAGATGGAAGCAAACCGCCGGGGACCTCAGGTCGATTACGACAAGCTGGAACAAGACGCCAACGTATTCAACGCCTTGACCACCATGATCGACTCTCACTGCCGTGCGATCAGTCAGACCTACTTCGCTGGGCTGACTTACCTCGGTTCGATCAAGCATTTCGTGCGCGCGAACCTCGAACAATATCGAGAGCTAGCCGAGTAACCAAATTCTATAGCCATCCATTCCCCTGATCAGGAAGTGAAACATGAGCATCTTCAAGCAACTGGCTGGCGCCTCGATGGAAAGCCTCGCACCGAGCGAGGAAGTCATCGCAGCCCAAGCCCAAGCCGCAGCAGCCGAAGAAGAGCGTGAAGTAATCACCCTCTCCGACGAAATCGACTCCGACATCGAAGTTATCGGTGCCATCGGTAACGACATCGAAAAATCCGCCGACGAAGTGTCCAAGGCTTCCGTAGCCTCCGGCGCTATCGAGAATCTGGTTGACCAGACCATCGAAACCTACGGCGAAGACGGCATCACCGAACAAGGTGCAGCCATCCTGCAATCCTCGATGGAATCGGTGCTCAAGGCTGCTGGCCTCGACATCCCGGTGTCCATGCTCGTCCCATCGTTCGAAAGCGGTATGACTCGTACCGACTACTCGACCGAAGCCGAAGAGAAGAAGGGCGGCGTCATCAGCCGCATCCTGAAGTGGCTGGCTGACGCCTACCACGCTGTGATCGACGGCATCAGCAACTTCTTCACCCGCTTCTTCGTTACTGCTGGTCGTGTCCAGAAGTACGTCGACAAGGTCAAAGACAAAGTCAACGCCCAGAAGGGTGATGGCGGCGCTGGTGAGATCAGCCTGGGTGGCGAGATCCTCTTCATCGATGGCGGCAACCCTTCGGCCAGCCTGAACAAGAACGTTCAGGTCTTCCAGAAGTTCGTTCAGCGCTGGACCAGCACCTTCGGCCCTATCGCCGATATCAAGGTCGGTGGTCTGCAGGAAACCTTCAGCTCCGCTACCAACGCGATGAGCGGCATGATGGAATCCGGCGTTACCCACCTCAAGGGTCTCGAGATCGTTCCTGGCTATTCGGTCGAGGTGTCGAAAGGCGCCAACAACGAGTTCCCGATGATCGGCGCCAAGCTGAAAGTCGAAGGTAAGGAAAAGCCGAAGGACACCAAAGTCCGTGGCGTTTCGCTGTCTGATTGCAAGTCCGGTATCGAGGTGTGCGACAAGGCACTGAAAGTCCTGGATGGCATGAAGACCAAGGTCGATGAATGGCTGAAAGATGCCAAGCGTCTGCAGAAGTGGGCGTCCTCGAATGCCTTCAACCAAAGCATGCTGGCCAAGGTTGAGGATAACGTTCACATGAAGGCTCAGCAGCTTCGTCACCGCGACATGCTGAAGTCCGTCGTCGGCGCTTCGCAGGTCATGGCTCAAGGCTGGGCACAGGCAGCTCCTCTGTTCCTGCGCTCCGTCAAGGCGCACGCCGCCTGGGTTGACCGCAGCTGCCGTGGTTCGGCTGGTCAGGACAAAGATGCTCCTGAGCTGAAGACCATCAAGCCTGATGACAACAAGGCCATCGGCTACGACGCTACCGGCAAGAAGAGCACCTCCTACGGCAACGGTAAGGAGCCTGAGAAAGAAGGCACCACTTACCAGAAACGAAAGTAAGGGGATGGTGAATGGGCGCCTCGCTGCTTAAGCAATTGTCGGCAGTGTCGGCGCCACACAAACCTCAAGTTGATCACAGCCTCGAGAGCGCTATCGTCGAGGCTGCTGCCACCGCGGACGGCAATATCGAAAGTTTGTCTGATATTGCCGCTACGGTTAATCAACATGTCGGGGAGATCTCGACTGGGATTTGCGTGGCGGACAGTCTGACCGACGTAGTCGACAACACCATCGCTATTTATGGCGAAGGCGGTATCGACGAACAGGGTGCTGAGCTTCTCAGGATCTCTGTGGAATCCATCCTCAAGGTAGGTGGTATAAACATCCCTGCCGAGATGGTCGCTCCTTCCTTCGAATCTGTGACCGGTAATTACTCCGCCGAAGTGGCAACCCAGAAGGGTAATGTCATTTCCAGGATCATGACCTGGCTGCACGCTGCTCTGCAATCGATCAGCGAATCGATGAAGTCCTTCTGGCTACGCCTCACCAACAGCAGTAAGTCGGTGGAGGAGTACGCTAAGAAGGTCGCCGAGAGAGTCAAGGCCGTGGATGGCGAGTTGAAGGATCCTGCTGCTACCATCAACGTAGGTGCTGATGCGCTCTGGTTGACTGGTCGTAGCGATCATATCTCCAAGCCAGATCGCCATGTCGTGGAAACAGTGGCACGCTTC